CTAATCGTCCGTTCTCCTCCGTTTGATGTCCGCTAACACTTCCTTCGTTGGCCGTCCGTATTCCGCTATCTGCCGCTCCGTAAGGAACGCGTTATCCAACGTATTATACCGATCGGCCACGCGAGGTAACGCATCTGCTACGAATGGCGGCGCATAGTCACCGGTGCTATCGAGCCACACTCCGATATACTGGAACGCCTTCGTAGCCTCGAACGCTTGCTGCGGATCGGCGAACGTTTGGGACAGATACGGCATCAACCGTTTGTACGCGTCCTGGTTCGTATTCTTGAACAGATGCCAGTTAACGGACGACGACAGTAAGATATCGACGAAGCCCGGATACTTTTTAAACTGCGCGAAATTGTGGAACGCCATGACGAGCATGAGTTTATACTTTGGCGCCTCGCTAAATATGCGCTCGATAAAGTGGACAAGGCCGGACGATAAGAATTGATGCGGTTCATTAAGCGCGAGTATCGTACCGGCTCCGCGTCCGTCTAGCGACAGTTTAATAAGAAACGTTAGCATCACGATCCAGTATCCGAATATCTTCTTAACCGGTTCGGGCATCGCGGCACCTTGCGGCATCTTAATACGGAGGATAACGATTTTACCTTCGCTAATCCATTTGTATAAATCCGCGGCTGGGTTCGGATTCGGCTGACAGAACATCGGCTTCGAATACTCGCGGTTAGCTAACATATCTATACGCCGAATAACCGGTGCTGCGAGTTGCCCTTGGCGGCCGGACATCATGCCGCTTTTTTCCGATAACGAATCGTAATCGCGCCATAAATCCATATCGAGTATATCGTCGAGGTCCGCTATCTTCTGCCGACGGAACTTCTGCTCCTTAAACATACGCTTCATATCCTGCAGGTCGCCCACCGTTGCTTTAGCGGCTTCGCGGCAAAACTCCTGCGTCTGAAACTTATCTTCATCCCCGTCCGATAATAGAAAATCCGAAAGGTACTCGCTCACTAAGTCCGCTGCTATACGCGGATCCTCTACGTTACGGAATATCGTTTGAAGCCCGAGGTAGAACGAATACGCCGTATTGGAGAAGTCGAGGTCGATAACGTGCTCCGGTTCGATATGGTCACGTACCGCGTTCGACATCCCCTTCCAATGACCGTCGCTATCCTTATTCCGCTCGTCGATAAAGTCCGGTATGATCGCGCCTATCTTGTGCTTACGGAAGGACTCGACGATAAAGTTGATCATCGCTTGGTCCTTACCCATACGTGGAGAGCCCGTAAACGCGCGGAAAGTGTACAGTAGGTTAACGTTTTCCGTCGGTACGTGAATGTTATGCGTTACGCCACGGTCCGTCGCTGTGCCCGCTAAGATGCCGCTATCGTCCAGGAACACGCGCGGCAACTCGATCTCAACACGTCGGTTCGACGTCATGACTTCGGCGAACTCCGTCTGTAATTCCGCGGTAGGTAGCTGCGTTAACTTGCCGATCTCATCTACGGACATAATCGTTGGTGTGAAATCTCGGCGGCTACGTATATTAATCTTCACGGACTCTAACCGGTTATCGCCCGCAAGTGACGCGTAAGCACCGGCCACCGATCGCGCCAACATGCCGCGTTTCACCTCGTCCTCTGCCGTCACCGCGTATCGTATTGACGTTTTGAATACGGGCAGATTCCGTTTATTCTTCGTCATCGCGGACAGATCACCGTTCACTAATAACTCCGCGCGTTCGGGATTACGGAAGACTGGCCGCTCTGTCTTCGCGCGTGTTCCGCCTCCGTGGAAGAACGTACGCTCAATGCCGGTAAGCACATCGGATACGAGCGAATGAACTTCGTACATCGCGTATACAACTCCGTTAGCTACTCCGCGCAATACACGCAGCGGATCAATGCCGGCCTTCTGCGGTACGCCGCCCTTATCCCACGTTTCCCATGCGTAATCAACTAGGCGCTTCCACTTGCCGCGATCGACCGTTTCCTGGCGTATAAATATCGTGACTGCTTCGTTACCGCTCAGTTCGTTCGACACGTTAAGGATATCGCGGACCGGCGTATTCTGTTCGTTATAGCGGAAGTCGAGCGAGAACATATCGTGACGCTTATACTTTAGCGCGTATAAATCCGTATTCTCTTCCGTAAATAACTCGAAGTCATCCGCGATCTCAAGCGTAGATTTCCGCCACTGTTCGTGGTTGCGGAATTTCGTACGGAAGGATGTCGCAAAGTCGGCCGGCACTCGAACGTAATAAGCGATCGACTCCGCGGTAAGCTGCGTTATCCAATGGAAGTCCGGCGCCGGCTGCGTTACAATACGGAATCCTTCGCGCCGCGGTTTGTGCCTAACGCTGAACAATTCGTACATGGCGCGTTGGAAGTTACGGGATGCCGAGTTAAGCACGGTGTGATGCGGAATTATTCGATAGGTAACGTACTGCACCGGTCAACGCCTCCTTTACGTAAACGCGCTCCATATTACGCCGCACCAAAACGTTACGAATAGGCGGCCGACCCATTTGCTACCCGCGCCAACTAACGGACCGATCATCATGCCGACCGCGCAGACAACGATTGCGAGCGTGGCAATTTCCGCCGAGTTAGCGTTAAGAACATCCGCAATGTGATGCGCCCAAGCGGAGAACGTATTGGTCGCAGGCTTAACGAGTAACTCCGTTTCCTGACCGATGAACCAATCCGCGAAGTTGTTGAGCTGTTCCATGATACCGCCGCTATTACCGCCGTCACCGCTCGGTACTACTGCGCCATTTATTCGAAGTATCATCGCGACCACCGCCTCATAACGTTTTCAGCCAGTTACGGATGTCTAACGCGTGCCTGACGATGATGTATCCGATGCTGCCGCCCATAATGAACTCGATCGCCTTCGTACGGTTATTGAACATCCACGTTACGCCGGCGTATACGATGACACCCGCACATAACCAATCCGCGATATTCAGCACCGTCGTAAATATTTCCGTCCACGTATCCTGACCAGGTACCGCGGCGAATACGGTCGTCGGCAATAACGCAAGGTGTACGGCGCTGGCCGTTTTCGCAACGAGTTTAGCCGTACTTTTACGCTCCTTTTCGACGATATCACCGCGCATAAAATCCGCCCATTCTAACGCAACTACACGTGCCATAAACGATCATTCCTTCCCGGTATAATTACGCTTTCTAGCGGGAACTATAGTAGACAAAGGAGGCGATGACTCGTGCATTTTCTTATCGGTCTTATTGTTGGCGGAGCTATCGGAGCTCTTACGCACCTGTTCTAAAACTCGGCGGTTCTCGGCGTGCATATGTGCGTTAAGGACCGCCTTTACATATCCGCTAAAGTTGTTCCCGCACCGCTCCGTTACCCAATCGAATAGTTCCCGTTGGTTCGGATTGTTCGCGTTGAAGCTCACCGCTTTCCGGATGTACTGATCCATTCACGTTATCCCCTTCCGCTGGTTTTCTGCGTTTACCTTCACGTTTCTTTTCCGTTACACCACCGCGAGATTTCAACTCCGCAATTAACGTTTCGATCGCAGCTATATCGTCTAATAGATCGTTAGTTATCGTGTTATGAGTAGCGATTGATTGCGCGTAATTAACGAGCATTCCTCCGAGTGTTTTTACGGAAACTTCGCCGGCCATCCGCTTCAATAACGCTTTATCCATCGTCTCCGTTCCTCCTTTAAACGTTTGATGTTAGAGGATACGGCATAAGGCTCGGCCATTATTACGCCTTCTACGTATTTATTTTGGTAGACTCGTCCAAACTTACTAGAAAGCGTAATAAAGGACGGTGATCGACCGTGTCTGGATTAGGTAAGAAACGCAGCAAATTCGGGACTTTCGTGGATATGAACGGGATATCGCAGAAGGATTTGTGTGACGCGACCGGATTAAATAAGAAGACACTTTCGCGGATATGTAACGAAGATGACGCGAGCCTACGCGCTATTACTAGACAAGCGTTGATAGAGGCGGTACGGGAGTTAACGGGGAATCAGCGCGTTAAGGAGGCAGACTTCTGGGACGTATAAACGACGAAAAGGGAGCGACAACAGGGCGTTAATCCCCATCATCGCTCCCAAGCGCGGATCGCGTAGGCGACCGCTTTACCCTAGCGTATTCCGCACGGGTTGTACTTTATACCAATCTGCAAACTAAGCAGGGTGGTACGTTTAACGTTAGAACAGTCCTTTACGGTGCATGATCGTTACGAAACTGTAGAAGTCCTCGGACCGACCGTCCGGCGTATCGATAAGTTTCGCGCAGACAGCCGCGTCGATCGCCGCTTTCGCCCACGATGGTACTGCCATTTTACGCGTACACTCTAACGTATCAATCCGTTTAGCTTGCGCTTCGACCGTAGCCTGTAACGCGCTGAACGCCTTCTTCTCTTCCGCTGTCATTGGTACGTCAACCTCCGTTCTATCTTCCGTTTTAAACGCAGCCACCGCCGCAACAAACTCCGCTTTATCGATACCGCTGCCCGGGCACGTTTTCGCCGAAGTCATCTCGCGGTGAAATACGATGCGGCTTCCGAACAAATCCGCTAATGCGCGCGTTAAGCCGACCGCTGTACGTAGCTGCGCGCCTTCCAACTTCTCCGCTCCCTTATCGAAGTTACCGATCATCTCGAACATGAACGGATGCACTCCGTCATTATCCGAATCGTTAAATCCGGTAGCCGACGCCGGCGCCACCGTTAAAGGCCGCCCATCCCATATGTAGCCATCCGGATCAATCGTAGCGTGCTGCGCGATGTCGGACCATCCGTTAACTTGCGTGTGCGTACGGTACATCGCCTGAATGTAGAACGATGGATCCGCCTTACTCCGGTACATAGCGATCGTCGGCTTCCACGTTCCATGCACGTGTACTTCCGGAAATTTAACGCGGCCAATGTACGTACGGAGATACGCGATAAACTCTTCAAGCGTGTAGCGCCTAAACGTCTTTGGAACCGCCATTATCTACGCCACCTTTATCCTTAAGTACGGTGATAATACGTTTAATCGCGTCCGGTAACGGGAGGCCGTGGCGCCCATAATTCTCCGTTACGGAAATTAATTCGTTCGCAATATAGAAGTACGTTGCCGCGCCCATTGTAACGTTGTCTAATTCGAGCAAAACGTCTACGCGGTGTGCGAGGATAATAACGAGCAACATAAGTCCTTTCTTTGCGAGACCGGCCGCACCTACCGCGCTGCTAATGCCGCGTCCTTCTTTTAATGACGCAGAGATACCGGAAATAATATCGACTACAAACGCGCATAAGAGAAACGTTAACGCCTCGGTCCAGTGGCCGAAAGCGAACGTAATAAAAGCGCCAGCAACGCCGACGCCCGTGTTTACCGATATTTGACTGTTCAAATCGTAACCTCCTCGTTTAGTTCTGCCGCGACCTCTTCACGTATAGTGGCCGGCACCGTATCAATCTCACGTACGCCGGCGCGCACTAGCTTAACGTAGATTTGAACGATGGGATTCGTACTCATACGGCATCGCCTCCCGCGAGGATCATTTCGTAGAGATTCGCGAATGCTTCCATTAACATGAGGTTATCGGACTCCAACTGTTCAATGCGGAGTTCCTCCGGTGTCTTCGGGGGAGGAGAAGGGTCAACTATTTCACCAGGTAGTGGATCACGAGTTTCTACGTCTACAAGCACGCCTTGCTCGATAATGAGGTTATAGAAAGGATACAAGGAGACGATCTTGACTGAAAGTGTCTGACCCACCTCCGTTGTTTCATCTACAACATAATTCTCCGTTTCGTTTTCATACCAGTTTGAATTAAGAAACAAACTGTTTGATTCATACGTCCCGTCAGGTCTTACGATCATGGGAATATCCTCCTAATAGATAACGGTATAGTAGTAAACGCGCCCGCTTATGTTTAAACCACCTTGTACAGTGAAGCCGCCTGTACTAGGGTTCGGACCATTACTCGAGCTTTGGAACGGTCCGATGCCCGCACTGCCCCCGCTATTGGATAATCCGAGCACGGTAACAGCGTTTACCATGCCGAGAACAGCAATACTATTATTAATGTCAGTCTGACCCGTTACATAAATGAGCTTCGGATCAATTCCAGTACTGATCGTTCGAAATCCCGCCGCTCCGTTACCTGTATACGTTCCCGATACAATCCCCTTTAAGGCGTCTTGAGCATCAACATAAGCTTTCGTAGCCGCATGCGTATCGGCCGTCGGAGCTCCCACGCTAAACTGTCCGTTCGCGTCACGGTGAGCGAGTGTATTAGGCGTTGCTGCGCTAGTGGATCCGTGAACCGGCGCGGTTGTAATCGCTGCGTGCGTATCGACCGTACTCTTAAGCGCAACGTCATCGCTCTCAACCGGTGCCGCCGCCTTCATACGTCCGTTAGCGTCCCGCCGCGCAATTGTATCCGGAGTTGCTGCGCTAGTTGCCTCGTCGATCGTTGTGTGCGCGCCGGCGATACCGTTCTCGATCTTGTTCATATTCGCGGCCGATATCGGAGTTTCGTTATCTTTCCAATCCGTTTTTGTATACGCCAAATTGCGTCACCTCCCGTAAATAAAAAAGAGCCCCGCGATTAAGTCGAGGCTCTACGTATGGTTATTTCCGCCGATAACGTTAAGCTATCGATATTCGTCTTCGTAAAATCGGAAGGGCCCGCGATAATCAACGTGCCCGTATCCGCGTCGTCGGTCGCGTTAACGCCGAACGTGCCCCAGCCGCCGATAAGTCCGTTGGCCTCCGTTTCGTCAAAGTACGTTTCCTTGACGACCGTATAGCCGTCCGTGAAGGATAGCGTGACTTCTTTGCGGGCGAACTCCGTAGGGAGCTGCGTATCCGTTTCGGTCGGCGCGTCGGTACTTACGGCGATGTGCGTTAAATCTGCGTCAATTAGCGCGAGAATACGTAATAGGCCCGCGTCTGGTACGAACGCCATGCGTAGTCAACCCCCTTTAAACAAATTGAATACCGGTAAAGTTTATCCACCCGTTTGCCTTACTTACTTTCAACTTATAGTACTTCCCGTTCGTTAACGTCACTGTACCCGTGCTAGTGTCGTCGGGATTCGATGTTTTGTTAATCGTCACGCTCTGAACGGCGCTTGTATCCAAAGCCGTTAATTGTGGTGTAACCGTTATTGTTGACGAACTTTGTATCGTTGTGTAGGTGTATTTGATTTTGTAGCTTCCGGTTGTACCCGTGTATAGGAATATCGTTTCCAAATAATCCGCGTCGTTTGTCCACCCACCAATTGAATACACTGTACCGTCTGGTTGAACAAATGCACTGCCTTTTACGTTAAAGGCAAGAGCTGTTATGCCGCCGGTTTGGGTTACATAATTGATGTCATCAGACACGATCGTATTCGCGAAGTCGATAGCGACAACCGCCAACCCCGTCGTACTGTCGTAAACGAGATTAGACACCTGTAAAATCGTGTCCGATACGACGCTGTAATTTCCGCTTGCATATTCACTCGCTGCGTCGAACACTCGAACAGACTTAATATACCTCGTATGGATGCCGTGAATTTGAATCGTCGTTCCCGCGCCTTTGTAAACATAGCAGAGCAGAGTTTTTCCAACGGAAATCATTCGTCCCCACTGTGGTTGGCATTGGCTATTGACGCTACGCGAATTGAACATCGTGCCATACTTATTGCAGAAAGCGCCCAACTGATCGAAGAAGTTCTTTTGTAAGTCAGGAATGGAGCCATCTGCCTTCGGTGAGATATTTATTAAAGCATTTTGTCCACGAGCGAGCGCTTCGAGAATAAACCGCTTCAACATTACTTCGGTCGTCTTTGTCTTTGCAGGAGAGTCATGAGAGGTGCTGTAACCCCAACTTCCGCCGACCGTATAGCAGTCCTCTGCATACTTTCGAGTTCCTTGATAGTACTTATCCTCACCAGTAGCATAGTCGCCTGGATACGCCGCACCCAATCTGTCCGTAACGATAACATTTGGGTAAGTCGCTAGTTGATTCTGATACACGGGTAAAAATAAAGGATCATTAGAGCCTAAGATGTCGTACCAGAAAATATCGGGGCTATACGTCGCCATAATGTCATTGATAAGAAGGATAGTTTTACTGATGTACGCCTGATGCTGCGCCGTTGTATAAGGGTCTGTAACACCATCACTACTTATAAAGCCTTGGTAGAATCCACCTACCGAAGTCCAATCGTAATTCTGCGAGAAGTACAGCCCGAATTTAAGCCCATATTTCGCACACGCTTGCTTTAGTGGCATAATCAGTTCTTTACCAGCGGCGGCCGATGTTGAGATATTCCACTCCGAGTTAGGCGAAGTAAACAAACAAAACCCTTCATGGTGCTTTGCCGTTAGAACGATATACTTTAGGCCAGCGTTATACGCCATTCGAGCTACGGCATCAGCGTCCCAATTTGACGCCGTAAACCCACTTTGATAGGCCTTGTACGTAGCTTGCGGAATTCTTGCATTCTTTAGAATCCACTCGGAGCCGGAATTGTTGGCTAAGGCATTGTAGGTGATTGATGCACCTGTCGTATCTAAGCCAGTGTAGTCTCCGGCGGGTACAGCGTAAACTCCCCAGTGGATGAACAATCCAAGCCCCATATCCCGCCATGCTTCCATGTTTTTAATCGGTTCAAGCTTCGTGGTTTTAACGTCAATGCTTGACCCCGAACCTTTTTTCATAACTCGCATTCAAAAATACCTCCTCTTAGGAATAGGTGACTTGTAAAGTCGCCGTTCCGCTAACCGTTATCGCCTTAAAGTTTGACAACTGTCCTGCGGAGTCTAGGATGATCTGCTCTCCTGCAAGTACAAGATGCCCTTGTGATGTTGTCGGTGTACTTCCATCTACCCAAAACCGTATATCTGCCGATTCTGTCGTGATGTATGCTTGCGTTGCTCCGGTGGGAACTGTCCCTAATCCAACAGCTATATTGGAAAGGGAAATTGTCGCTTTCCCTTTCGCATCTGCTCCCATTGGTCGAACATTAGAAGCACCGCTCGAACCTTGTAACGGTTCGTATGCATCGGTTGCAGGGTTGTAATATTGCGGCGCTGGCGCACCATCTGGCGCGCTTTTGAATAGCGGTCTACTTGTCGCACTCATTCATATCACTCCCTCGAATTAGTTAACGATGATAATCGCGTTTTCACGATACCATTGCCAATTATCCTGCCATTGACCGTCGACAGCATTTTTCAATGTATCGAATTGCGATTCCGTCAGAGGTATCGTTTGATCGAGCTGATCTCCGAATGTTTCCCGCAACCACACTTCCGTTACAACTCCCGAAAAATCCCTCTCTCCTCGCGTTGCACCTACTGGAATGACAATGTCTCCATCTTCATTCACCGTCTTCTTCATGGCTTCAATAATCGTCACGACGATCGCTCCCCTCTAACCCCATATCGTAAGAACAAGCCATAGTACGTACGGTCTGATGTGTCCCCATTTGTGATGTAAATGTTCAGTTTGCGACTTGGCGTCTTTGTCCGAGGTGATCTTTTCCTTTGTTGTGATACCGCAGAAATTAGCAACGTCCGATCTACAGATGCGTCCAGTTCACTGCCATCTCTAGCGACGGCGGCAGAGGAAACCGAATAATTGTGAATTGCCGAAGGACTTACAGCAATCGCATATTCGTCGCACCGAGATGTATCAATGTTGTTCCAAGCTGCCAGCGTTGCTCCTGCAGTTACAGTTATTCCAGCCAAATGTTGTTCTTCAACGTGTGCGTTCTGGTCTAAGAGTGTGGCAACAGCTGTGAACTCTAACTTTACATAGTCAGTGTTGATGGCACACGAATTTGTTCCATCGGCCGGATATGTTGGATAGACCATGAGATGCACAAACCCGTTTGCGTCGATGTAATCGTTGAAGTTTGTAACGGTAGCAGATACCGCACTTGGCGAACTCGCTGTATTACTACCAAATGAATCCCACGCGTTTGTTGTGTTATTTCGTATAACAAGTGTGATGCCGTTTACGCTTGCTCCTGCATTTGCTCCAGTACCGAAACCGATCCACGTAGGTACAATATTTACAAGCTTCGATCGAAGGTCCGACACGGTCGATAATGAAGACAGCCCAGGTGTGCGTTTTGCAGCACTTAATATATCGAAAGTGTACCTTTGCAATCGGTATTGCCCAGAGGTGGATACATTTAAGTTATACACTGATCCATCCTGTTTCCATATCGCGTTGGAAGCTTCTTCTGTCCATCCTGATAAACTGGCAGTTAACGGCGAACTGTTTTGCGTACGATAAGTGCTGTGCGGAACATCCCATGTTTGCCCTACTACTTTACCTGCAAAGTCTACCTGTCTAGTGACAAGCGTCTGGAATTGAGCGTTATTTCCGATTACCGTCGATGTAACCTGACCTGTAACGACTTGGAAAAATCCCATGAACAAACCCTCCTTTAAGAACGTGTAGCAGAAGCTACTGTTCCATCTGAGTAATAAGTGATAACAGTATTAACTGTAACTCCGTAAATAGTCTCCACAACATTCGTTATTCGACCATTGGTGTAGGTAAATGTTGTTGTTCCCTCAGGTGTGGTTACACTGGCCACTGTACCGTTCGTGTTATACGTAATGGTGTGCGTTCCTAACACTTGATCCAGTTTGTCTCCTCTAACCGCTCCAGTAGCGATACTTGCCGTATTTATGCTATCAGCGGCAATACCCGAACTCTGATATTGTCCTCCTGCCGTCCACGCAGTCCCACTCCAGTAATACCACTTGCCGTCCGCTGCCACGAGATAGTTATTAGCGTTACCCGTCGGGAAAGCAGTTTGTAAAGCCACTAGGGTTGCATATGTCCCCTTAGGGCCACCATTTACAGCAGCCAACTGTGTATCAACGTACGCCTTATCCGCCTTTTTTACAATTTGTTCTCCGATCTTGCTATCGATAATGTCGAAATTATCGTTGAACTCCGTACGCTCAACCGGATCTGTACCTGCCCATTTATGCAACGCTAGGTTTGTTGTTTTATCGCTACTCAATCGGCTGCACCGTCCTTATACGTATAAGTTAAATAAGTCATTCCACACGTAGTTCACGGAATCGAAGTCCGTGCCGTGCCGTAGTTCGTCCCAAGTCATCGCGCTAAGTCCGTTCCAATCGTCCGCTTCTAGCGATTCGAACTCCGTAACGTCCTGCATTTCGTCCCACGATATCGCGCCTTGCCCTACGATTACCTGTCCGCAGAGGTGATAACGGTGTAACCGGTAATTCAGCTTCACCTCGACCTCGAAATCCGCGAACAGCTTCAGAATGGACGTTAACGCACCGGCCGCCGCGTCATCTAAACGTTCGGATTCGAGCGCACTAACGCGTCGGTCGAGGTTCTTTAATATGTCGGTTGCGCTGCTCATGACGTTACCTCCTCGAACTCGACCGTTTTCGTCACGTTAACCGTATCGGGCGCGCTAACCGTAGTCGTCACGGACTTACACAGCCAGTATGAGTCCACGTCGAGATCCGGAATCACAACGCGATATTTAAGGCCGCGCTTAACGTTATGGTCTAGCGTCTCGAACGATAACGTACGTATCTTCGAGCTCCTACGTTTAAGCTCCGCCCGTCCGCGTGCTCGTGCCGCCATCTTCTCCGTAATCTGCTTATCCTTAACGGCCTTCTCGTAGATACCGTACTTCCGTATGGACGCGGCATCTTCAAAATAGTCGATAACCTGCGTAAGGGGCCGGTATTTAAAGTGAAGCTGTACGCCGCTCGGCAACGGTCCGGCTACGCGCTTCAAGTATTTATCTTTCTTACCGTAAACGTAATCCTTATCGGAAGGCGTTCCCTTATCGACTTCGACCGTCTTCTTAACGCCATCCTCGTATACTTCCGGATAGTTAGGCGTAAACGCGGTCGAGTAGATATCGTTGCGGCCGTCGCCCGTCCAGTATTGATCGATATACTGCGGTGACGACGTTTGCGCTCCGATGACCCATACGCGATTAGCCGTCTTATCGTTAATTTCCGTCGTCAGGTTAATCGTGTCTTTACGGATGTTCCGCGCCAGACCGCCGTCCGTTGTCGTGGAGAATACGGTTGCTCCCGTACCTTCGTCCGTTTGGAAGAAGTGGAGCGCGCTGTCTTCGTCAACGTACCAGCGGTAACCGGTAATGTCCGCGAGTTGCTGTACGCAGTCAATAAGCGGCGTGTACATGAAGTCAACGCGTTCGATAAGCGGTGTATTGGCTACGTTAGTCGCGAGCGTGATACCGCACGGATACCGAAAAAAGATATCCGTAATGATGTCCGCGGCTTTCTTGTTCTCGTAGATACGGTTGACTACGCGATTCTGCAGCTTTAACGAACGGTCCGTACCCTTCCACGTAGAAAAGCGGTAGAGCTGAGCCCCACCGCGTAGTTCGTCCGTTTGGTCTTCGATAACGCCGACGAATATCGTATCGCCACCGTAAGTAACCGCGATATCGCTCATCGCGTGCGTCTCCGATAAGTTGATTACCGCGACGTCAATCGTAGCTGCTCCGTCAATCGTCTCTTTAATGCTAACGCTCTGCACACGTTCGGTAACGTTGATTGTTTCGTCGAGGTCGTAATCGTAAATCGCGACTTCCATCGCCATTAGCGTTTACCTCCTATCGCGCGTCCCTGTACGCGGCTGACTTCGGCGGCGAATCGCGTAAGTGCTTCGCGGTCAACGTACGCGGCGTTAATTACGAACGTTGGGCCGGCCGCTGATGCTGCGCGAGAATCCGCGATACTTGAACGTGCTGCACTAATCGGTGCGTCCGTAGAGGCTCCGTTAATCGCTGCGTTTGCCAGCGCGCTCGTAGCGTTTTGAATGGCGCCAACCGTGTCCGTAACACCGATCGCAAAGCCTTCGCCCGTGTAACCGCCGAGCTCCATAAATACGCGCGATGGCGAGTGAATGCCGAGAAAGTCTTTCGCACCTTTAACCGCTGCTCCCACTGCGTCCGTTACGGCTTTGACCGTCTTAGAGATCATAGATTTAACGCCTTCGATTAGCCCTTCCATGATGTTCTTACCCATCTCGATCGCGTCCGTTTTGATTTCCGCCCAGGCTCCGAGTAGTTTCGTTTTCAGTTCGCTAAAGACACCGAGGACCTTACCGATACCGTTCATCGTATTATCAACAACGTCACCGAACGCGTTGGTCCAGATCGACTTAATGCGGTCCCATAAATCGCCGACAATGCCGCGCACTTTCTCGGTGGCCGCGTTAAATACACCGCCTACCTTATCCCACTGTCCAGTTACGATGTTGTAGATGATAAGGAATGCCGCAGAGAATATCGTTTTGATGATTTCCCACCACGCAGAGATCACAGCCTTAATCGTATCGAATGCCGCGGTAAATATCGTTTTAATGTTCTCCCATGCCGTAGTAACGACCGCCTTGATGATCTCGAAATAAGCCGTGTAGATCGCGATGATCGCCTCGAACACGCCGCCGAAGTACGTCATAATCCACTCCCACGCCGCCGTAATTGTCGCGGTAATCGACGTCCAAACTCCGCTTAGGTACGTGGTAATCTGATTCCACACGTTAAGTGTCCACGCTTTGATCTCGTCCCAATTCGCAATGATGATCGCGGCTAGTACGACAATCGCAGCAACAACGAGAGCGATGACGCCCACGGTCGATAACAGTACGCCGGTCGTAACGCCGAAGATCGTAGCTAATGCGCCAATACCTCCGATAAGCGACGGTAAGAATCCGATAAGCAACAGGATTGGGCCGGCAAGTAACGCGAGGCCCGCGGTCAATGCAGCGACGATACCGACAACCATCTGCGTTTTGTCCGATAAGCCGTTGAACCAATCGACTAGGCCGCCAAGCAAATCCGTAACAACGCGGATAGCCGGAGTCAACGCGTCCGATATATTAATGGCTAACGACTCGAGCGATCCTTTGAGTTGATCGATAGATCCCGCCAGGTTATCCTTCATAATCGCTGCCGCTTCCGCAGATGACCCCGCGCTATTCTGGAGCGATGCCGTCATTTGGTCGATCTGCGCTGGACCTGCCGCCATGAGCGATAACATACCGGATACCGCTTCTTTACCGACTAACTGCGCAAGTGTGGCGGCCTTCTGCGTCTCAGTCATTCCGCTCATCGACGTCGATAAATTTTCGATAAGCTTCGAGATTCCGACGAAGTTACCTTGCGAATCCGTAATGGCGACGCCTAAACTGTCCATCAACTTCGTGTTCTCCTTCGACGGACTTAAGAGTCCGAGGAGAGCGCCGCGGAGCGTTGTACCCGCTTGTTCCCCTTCCATCCCTGCGTTCGTCATGATGCCGATTGAAGCCGATAACTCTTCGAGACTAACGCCGAGCGCTGCCGCAGGTGGTCCCGCGTATTTCAGCGCGTATTGCATATCGGTAAGGTCCGCCGCGGAAATGTTCGCTGTCTTGGCGAGGATATCCGCAACGGCCGACGCATCGGACGCACTCTTACCGAAGATGTTCAACGTAGATGCCATTACGGAGGCTACTTGCGCCATGTCCGAACCAGAAGCTTCCGCCGCGCTAATAACGCCAGGCATCGCCTTCATTACTTCGTTCGCGTTGAAGCCCATTGCGGCCATCTCTTGGAAACCCGTTGCAACTTCGGAGGCGGATTTGGACGTTGAAGCTCCGAGCTGTAACGCCTGCTCGCGCATAGCTTTAAACTCGTCCGCTGTGGCGCCGCTTATCGCTTGTACTTTCGACATTTGCGCGTCAAAGTCTGCGCCTGTTTTAATCGCTGCTCCGAGACCTGCCGCCAAGCCTACGCCTACTCCGGTTACGGCCGCGCCAATACCCTTTAGCGTGCCGGACGCCTTGTCGAGTCCGCCTAGTCCGCGGTCGAAGTCGGAGAAAGTTTTACTGAAGCCATCAACAGCTTCAATTAGGTAGGAGATATTTTCAGCCACTTACTCGTCTCCTTTCTTTGCAAATAAAAAAGGAGAACGCTAAGGTGCGCCCTCCTGGATTTTCAACGTTATTTGTTTTTCTTTGCTTTCTCAGCTTCGATTTCATAAAAAGCATTCCAATACATAATCTCAGGGGATGATATCCCGTCGCGTTCCTCTACGATCTCTAACGTAGATTGACCGCACACTGCCGCCAATGCTGGCGGTAAGTTTATCGTGTACTTTCGTTTCTCCGTCCCGAGTAACGCGCCAACTGTCATATGTTTAGCGTCAGCTAGCGCGTATAAGTTATGGAGCGTCGGGTCCGCTTTTAGGACTTTTTTGCGTCAGCTTTCGCGCCATCACTTAGCGCAGACAACTCGAGTACCGCTTTACCGATCTTCAAAATCGGAGCTGCGGATTTGCTGTCCGATTCGAACACGGCCAAATCCGTATCATCAAATACGCGTGTACCGGTTTCGTCCGCACACCCTACGATAGCGGCCAGCAGAGACATCCGGATCTCATCGCGTTCACCTTTTGCGTTCTTCGATTTCGTAAGTACGTCCTTCAAGCCTTTACCGGACAGCGACCGCACTGGAAACTCCGCGTCCCATTCCTCTACGTATACCGAACCGTGCTTAATATCGTCCGTCTGAAGCGCCTTTTCGCGCAGTGCTTTAACGTCAAATTTCGTTGTCATATGTGATAACCTCCGAATGGTATCGTTATTTTTAACCGAGTATGAACGCCAAAAAACACGCCTCGGTCGCGTGCTTGTCGCGGAATACGTCCGCTATTTTGGCGTTAAAAGTTACGGTGTAATTGTGCTGCCGTCGGCTAACTCGCCATCGCCCGTAAACGTAACCTTCGTCTCGATGAGGTCATCGTACGGAGTCGTACGTTCGAAATCGATAAGCGCAGTACCGCGGTATTTCGGTTTCGGATCATCCTCGTTATCGTAGAAGTCAATCGTAACCGGCGTAGTTGCCGTAACCAGGTCGAGCCAATACGGATCTGCGTCAACGCACGTAGCCTCGCCGCTCCACGATAGTACACCGGTCAAATTACGCGCCCAAGTATCTCCGGCCACCGTTGCGTCGATCTTCTCGGAATCCACCGATACGGACCATTCGCGCAGTTTTGCCAATTCAACGGCCGATGCCGAGCCGACTTTCGTTGTGATCTTCGCATACTGTCCTGTTTTTGTGCTTGCCATTTTGCGGCCTCCTTCATAATGAAAAACGGCCTAACCTCCGCTATTACTGCGTAAAGGTCAAGCCGTTATTATCCAAGTAATATCGTATCTCCACGTCTAAGTAAGCGCGGTGTTTGTTCGTCTCGTCGTTAACGTCCTCTGGTGAAATCGGAGTAATTCCCGTAACATCTGCGTTAAATGTCTGCGTGGTTAATACCGGCGCCGTACCGTCCGTATCGTACAGCGGAATAGGTTCACGTAGTGCCTTCGTGATAACCTCCGGTAGTTTCGACCGTTCAGCGACAGACCGCGTATAGACTCCGATCTGCAGCGCGTACGTCTGCTGGTAATCGCGCCGACCAGCCGCTACCGCGTTACCGGTGTTTATCAGTTGGTCAACGGTAATGAACGGTTTAGTGCGTCCGGTTAACGATACGCCATCGTAGAGCCATATGACGCGCTGCGCTACATCCGGAATACTCGCTTTCAAGTGCTCTACGATGGCGTACGTAATTGCGTGAATCAACGTTAATCACCCACCTTTTTCAATACGTCCTCGATTGCTTCGCGGAAGGTGATACGTTCTTTGTACATCGCTTTACGGAAGAAACCGCGCTTAGTCGGATGTTCGTACTCCTGGCGCCTCGCGTACGGTCGGTCGGAGCTAACTACTCGCTGTAACTTCTTCTTGCCGGAGACTTTGATCGAGTTACGCAGGAACCCGTCGAGTACTGGCGCGTTCGTCCGCGCATCGTTAACCACACGTAAAGCCGCGCGCTCCGTTTCGTCATCGAGTTCTTTAAGAAGTTTCTGCGGAATCTCCTTCGCAGACTTTAACGCCTTATCGAGTCCCTTTACGCTGAAGCTTAGCGTCGGCATTACGTCACCTGCCTTACTACGCACTCGTAACGGTTAGGACCGCCGAGTCCGAGTTCGTCAGCCGTGAACACCGCGTAATCAACCCCGCCTTTGGTCAGCCGCGCAATATCCGCTATACTAACGTCAGACATAAACGATACCTTAACGTCACCATTCCGTATTTCCGTTCCGTTCACCAGATCGCGCTCCGTAACCGGCTTCCATACGACGGAGACGGTCTCCGCTACCGGTTCACCTGCGATTGGCTCTCCCGTATAAGGATCGTAGCCTCCTACGGAATTAAATAAAACCGTAACCTCAACGGTCCGGTTCGTAAGTATTTCCGTTCTATTGGCGCGAATCCAATCTACGTCATTTGTCGTTAGAATTTTTATCGCCACCTTACGTTAAAACGTACGTCAAATACGAAGTACAATTCGGATGCGGATTGTAAATTTCCGAAGCAGTAGCCGGATAAATACCGGTTCCCATTCCGTAATTGTCCTCGCGTGAAAGTACCGTACATTTATGGTCCGGACGGTCAGCTTTACCGCGATGTACCTGCAGTCCGCTTACTACGTCCGATCGTTGCGCATATATAGCGTCAGCCGTGCGATATGCCGTATTCCCCTCCGTTGACACCAACCGTTTAATCTTCCACGTGTCGTTCGCGTAGACACCGCGCACCTGCGCTACAGTCGTTTTGAGGTCCTGACCGCGAATGATCGCCGAGCGTATAACTTTATTTAGTTCGTCTCGCGTTTCGCCGGCCATGCGCCAAATACGATCGGATAGCACGAGGCCGTCCGTGTCAAAGCGGTTAACCACGTAATTAAATACGTCCGCGTTCATACGGTTAAAGGAAATGCCGAGGCCCGCCGATTCGCCGAGCGTTTGGATTACCGCAGCTTCGGCCGCCGCTGTTCCGTACGCCGCCGTTTCTTTAATAACGCTATCGAGCGCAGAGGAACCGTACTTCCGGATATTATCCTCGATCTCGGCCAAATCGCGCAGTAACGTATTGACGCGGCCTCTAGGTATCGTACCGTCTTTTCCCGCGTATTCGTTTAGCAATTCGATAAGTTCGAGACGTGTACGGTCAATCTCGCCGACCGCGTATTTCTGCTGTTTAGCGTTAAGTTTACCGTAGCCGGCCGCCGCCTTCTCGAGTAACTTTGCTAATTTGTGCTCATTCTCTGTCAAGCGGCGCACCTCCTACGTTTATCTACCGTCATAACGTGCCGGCGCGTACATATACGACGTACCACCGCCTTTATAACGGGAATACCTTAAGCGCGCTACTTCCGCGAGCTTCATGTAATTAGCGAATACCGCCGTCTTATCTACGGACTCTTCACCGTCTTTGTACGTGAAGTACCGAGCTGCGTCCGTCGCAATGGATTCGCAGCCGAGCGCATACGCCAGGTAAAGAAGCGCGTTATCATTCGCTTCGCCTTCCGTAAGCCCCGACTCCGTTTCCGCTTCGGCGATCCAGTCGGTAACGTCCGTCTCAGTAACGCCGGGAACGTTGCGAAACCGTTTCGTTAACCGTTCTGCAATCGCCATGCTACGTCACTCCTTCGATTTAGCTTTCGTTTGAGTGCGTGCCGGCTTAACTTCTTCCGGTTCATCTACACGAACAACGTCACTAATGCCGGAGAGGACCGCGATTTCTTCCGCGTCTTCCGTATCGTAGATGCCGCCGTTAAATTTGCGGTAACTGTCACCAACGTAGAAGCCGAGCTCCTTATACCGCGGCGATTCGAATCTAGCCATCCGTTATACCTCCGTTAAAAAGATAAGGCGCACAACATTACGCTGCGCGCCTCCGTTATTGGACCGTTAGGGATTACGACAGGCCTTTCAGTCGGCCGTGCGCACGCTCTTGTTCAACCTTGAACGTGTACTCGCCAATGATTTGGCCAGTTTGGTAGTCGCCTTTTGTACCGAGGTACGTATGGCTGAACTCACGAGTAACCAGCGGGTGGATGGACAGACGGTTCGCGTCAGTAAGGAACAACTCATCTGCTGCGAGGTTTTGGTTAAGAACGATCTCAAACTCGCCGAAGTCTGTAACAATGAAGTCAACGACTTGACCGCGTTTGTTTTCGCCTCGAGTAAGTTGAATTTTCGTTGCATCTGCGTTAGAAAGAGCGATCTTTTGCTTCGCTGCGACCATGATTTTGTAGTCGCCGCCAGTTGCGAAACCGCCCGCGTCATAGATCGTTTGTGCCAGCGTATTAATCTTATCGACAGTCAACGCACCGCCAACGTTAGTAACGTTAGTTGTGATGAAGTTACGCAGGCCGCGCATTTGGCGAACTTGGCCGTTCTCGTAGAAAGTACCGTTGATCAGCGCCTTCTCAAGTTGCAGCGCCAGTTCGAGTTGTTTCTTTTGCTTCTCATACTCGTACAGGTTGTCGATGCCGTATTGAGCAACCGCCTGAGCTGTACCGGAGATATCGATCGAGTCCGTGAAGATTTGCGTCAGGTTCGATTTACGAACGCGCGGTTTCGAACGTGCTGCACGAGCGTCTGCACCTTCCGTACCTTCGTCGAACAGGAACTCGACTTTAGCACCGGATGCGATTGCAGCTGCGGTAGTCGATGCGTATGCACGCGTTACAGTCAGCGTTTTTGTACCACTATTAATCGCGGAAACGTACAGCAGCTCGTCAACGATCTTAATTACACTGCCTACGCGGAATGGAGATACGTCAGCAACAACAACTGCGGTGTCACCTACGAGTGCAGACGCTGTAGTTGTTGTTTCATCCGCGAACATTTCGTCCTCGAACCATACGTGTTCTACCGCGTTTACTGCTTCAGCAAAGCCGAGCGCGTTAAGCAGCGGTGTTTGGTGCGGATTAAGCAACAGGATTTCATCAACTACGGATTCTTTCTTACCTACGAGGTTTGCGTTAAAAATTTTAGCCATTTAAGGTATTCCTCCTTGGATTGTGTGTAATTAAAAAAGACGCATCCCCGTATGAGGCGCATCTTTAACTAACTTTTAGGATTCGATTTCGCGTTTGTACTCCGCATAAGCCATTTTGTCCTCGATACGGCCGGTTCTACGTGCAGTGTCTGCGAGATCTTTTAGCTTCGCTTGTTTATCCGCGCCGGCATCACGTCTTGGATTCGGCGGATTACCTGGCGATGGATCGCCGTATTGCTTGCTACCGAACAGGTACGGTTTGCTTTCGCGTAGCGCCTCGACCGCCTCCTTCGCGCCTTGTACGTTGCCTTCGTCATCGACCGTAATACCTTGTCGATTCGCGAGTACGAACGCATCGTCGAGCGCTTCCGGTTTAACTCCGAGCTCTTTCGCCATAAGCTTAAACTCCGCTTTAATCAAGCGATTGTTCGCGGATTCCAGCGCTTTCGTGCGGCCTTCTTCGGCTTCCTGCGCTTTCTTCAACGCTTCCGCCTTTTCGGCTTCCAAACGTTCACGCTCCGTCATGTCAGCGCGTTTTCGTTCTTCCTCCGCCTTCTCGTACTCAGTAAGCTTCGTCTTAACATCGTCATAGTCCGCATACTTCTTCCGTTCGCGGGCGAGTCGTTCCGCAATCTTCGCGTCAAACTCTTCCTGCGTTAGTTCGAGCTTCTTCGGTGCTGGCGGATCTTGTGGCGGATCACCTACGGGATCGTCGTCACCTTCCGCAAATAACTGCAGATCGAGTTCTATCGGAAACTTGCGTTCTAATTCGTTTGTCATCGTTATCCTCCCGTTTAAAGGCCGTCGCCTATCGTATAGCAAACCGTAGCAGTTTTACGTCATGTACGTTCGGACAAATTGCGTTACTCAACCGTTGGATCCGCGTCACTTACATCGCGGTAAGGATCCGTTTGACTGCGTAATAGCTTACGTTCGGCGATAATCTCCATCAGCTTAGCCTCCGGATTCTCAACGCCGCGGCGCGCGAGTGCGCCTTTAATCGATTCCAAATCCGAAGCCATCTCCGTAGTCAATTGCGTGATCAGCGCGACTTGATCTTCCGGTAGTGGTAAGCGGAAATGGACCGTATTCGTGTAATTACCGTCAACTTTACGTACCATGTCGCGGTCATAAGAAAAACGCGGATCATCAACCCGCGCCTTCATGTATCGTAGGATATATTCGTTTAATTGCTGCAGACGCGATCGCCATATGATCCACGAACGCTGCGTCTTCGAGATAATCGCGCTGAATAGGAGCTTAACGGCCATATCGTTAATACCGCCGACGTTCATTTCCGCAGTGTTTACCGTTGGAACTTCTGCGATCTTATGAAGGTTAGCGTAAAGGCGGTCGATATACGCCTCGGTCGCGTCCTTAAACTTGAAGTTACTCTCGAGTTTCTTCGCGTCAGGCCGTTCACCTTCGAGTAAACCGCCGGCTCCTTGCAGATTCCACATCGCACCAGGCGCTACGGATAATCCGCGGTCATCGTCTACGTTAGTAAACAATGTTATCGCGAACATTTCGAAGCGAATCGCGTCACTATAGTCCGATAACTTACGGTTAATCTCGTCGGTAATGTCCGCAAACTTCTCGATTTCCGAGTAACCGCGTTGCATGCCGGCGAGCCGTTCGTTTGGTATCTCAACGACCGGTATAAAATCGAGCCCCATCGATGTTTTCGGTACGCGATCCTCGATAATACGCACTACCGTACGTTTTTTCTCCGCGTCCTCTTCGATACCGTATACGGCTTCCTCGATAAAACACTCATACTGACCGTCGTCCTCGTTCCATTCGAGGTAATACGACTGTTTCCATAAGCGCGTCGAGTTCAAATCGAGGTATGCAACGAAATGGACTTCCTCGAGTTGGTCCGGATCCTCCGGGTTATAAATCGCAATGACTTCCGTATCCGGACGGAAGAAGATGCGCAGTTTACCGGTGCGCTTATCGTACAGCAACTTCGCCCATACAGTGCCGGCGATCTTACGGTCCTTCGCGGCTTCCAACAGCTTCTCGTGCGTGCGGTTCTCGCCGTGTATCCAGTTGATCAACTGCTCTTTCGCGGCCGCCCGCCTATTCTCCGTATCTTGCTGCTTGCTCGGCGCGTATCCTTCCGTTACCATATCGATCGGATCGTCGATAACGTCAGGCTCAACGTCGTACTTCGGAGCCATTTCGAACTCCCACGCGGCCATCGTATCGATAAGCAACCGGTCAAAGTTTACGGTAAGCGTAGTCGGATCGTATTCCAGACCGTCAGGCTTAGCGTACTGCGTATCGAAGTATTGGCGGCCTTCATACCGCTCATAATTACGAATTACGCGATTAATCCGCTCAACTTCGGTCTCACCGAGCATTACCTGGTCGAGCCGCATGATTATCGCGTTTAAGTGATCGGGATTGTACGAAACAGTAACCGCCTCCTCTCTAACGTAGTCGTTTCGATGACGTCGTGACTACGCGTGATTTTTGTTTAACGGCCGAAATCGCCATTTCTAACGCATCGATAACGTCATCATGTGAATTAGTGCCATATTGTTCGAATTGCTCGAGTAGCAACGCATGCCGGCGCGAAAACTGTATCGTCCGGTTCTCGATATCGGGTAACATCGCCTCAATACGCAGCTCCTTACGCGAGCGCTGATATATCTTCTTTAATCGCGTATGTGACGGATAGCCTTTCGCGAGTAACGCTTCGTGCAATTTATCTACGAAGAACTCTTGCGCGGCTTGCGCTTCGGCCGAAACGGTGTCCGGCATGTACTGCAGCACGCGTTCGACTATCTTCATTAGGAACTTGTCCGGAGCGATACGCTCGCCGTACGCATCGAGTACGTAAATTGCGCCCGACCGCTTATGTTTCGCTACTACAACGATTGCACTATAGTCGCCGCGCTGCTTGCCCATCGCAAAGTCAACGCCGAGCCCAATAACGTATTCGCTATGTGGGAACTCGCGCTTAGCGTTCGAGTCTGTCCAGTACGTGAACGCGTCCGGATTAAAGACCATATTCTCCTCGTCGACCGGATTGTTCATGTACTCCGTATTAAACGCTTTAGATCCGTTATCCCATTTCCACGTCATCAACTTCCATAACGGCTGTACGTCCGGCCATAATACGTGAGCACCGGCTTCCATTTCAGTACGGTTAGCTTCGTAATAGGCGGCTGCGTCTGCTGATCTATTCTTATTCTCGCGGTCAACGTAAATAAGGCGGCAGTTTTCCCATAAATCCATCCGTTCGGGCCATTCGATGACCGCGCGGAATAGCTTCGTTTTGAAGTCGGACCGTTTCTCCATTACGTAACGTAATAAACTTTCGTGATGTACCATAGTTCCCATATAGATCAGCGCGGTTCTTTTACCGGCCGGATCACCGAGCGGTACGACTACTTGCGTGAACCAATCGCGCATCTCTGTCCGCAATAAGTCCGTATTTGTGTTCTTTTTGCCCTCGAGATCGTCGCATACGATAAGGTCCGGTCTGATACCGTTCCAGTTACGTCCGCGAAGTGCCTGACCGGTCGATGCCGCTTCAACACGTGCGAGTAACCGTTGAGATCCGTCTGGCCGCGCTTCCCATGCGATGAACTCTGCGCTATTATCCTTCGGGTTCTCCTGTTGCTTAGCGGAGAGTAGCGGTCCGAAATCCGCACGTAACTTCGCGCTAGACTTCAGTTGGAGGCCGAGCCATTCCATGTTACCCGTTGATACTTGCGGCGTCTCCGATATGATGATTACGTATTTGCGCTTCCGGTACACGATTTCATGCAGCGGAAATGCCTTCGATAAGTACGATGACTTAGCGTGTGACCGCGGGGCCGCGACCGCTATCTTCGCGTTGATATCCCGCGTTGAAACATCGTTCATAATCGCGCATAGTTCACGGTGAAAGGCCGGCGCTTCATCGATCGCGACCGGTATCCAGTTGCCGGAGTTATCTGCGTTATAAAGCTCACCGAAGTATTCGTAAGCGAAGTACATAAGGTCCGATTCTGCGCGGTGAATACGTTCCAGACGCTCGAGTTCCGCGGCCGTTTCGAATAGCTCACGTTGGATATCGTCAGGGAAGGCGTCGATATCCGCGAGGTCTACCGTGTCGATAACGCTTCGTAACTGCGTGATGAGCTCGCCGCGTTCACTAGCGTTAAGCCACCGATTGCTAACCCATGCGATATGTACCGCCCTCCCTTCCGTAAAATTTCACGTCAAATAGGCGTTCCAGTACCGAGGGGCTACGATAACCCATCCGGAGTGCTAGAACGCCTAATACGTGTGTAATTCGTGTGATGAACGATAGGAGTACGTTAGGCGCGCTCCGTAAAGTTCAAAGATAAAAATTGATACGCGGATTTCTCTGGCGCCAGGACACGGACCCTCCGATTTCGACCCCGCCCGGGGGTCACGCTTCACCGCGTTAAAGCGTTGGCATATGTATAAAACTCATCTTTTGGTCGGAAGTCCGATCGCTGGGAACCCGCATTCCTACGCGGTTCTTCCGTTTGCGCCACGCTCGACCGCTCTCTTTTCGTACGAATCGTAGTCAAACGGAAACAAACGGGCACGAAACGGATCGATTAACGCATGTCCGAACGTTGAAAATTTTCCGAGGGGCACGCGTCAGAGGCCGTGTGCTGATAAATTCTCCCGCAATCCGAACGTTTCCGAAGCGCTATTAATCCAACGCTACATATAATGCGCTGTTATTCCGCTGTTTCGGATTTGCGTTGCTTCAGCGCCTCTATACGCTCTTTCAACGCATCGATGTCCGTACTCGCGCTGTCCTTCGTTTCCACTTCGACTCTATCCGTAAGCATATCGTTAACCTGCAGCGCCAGCTTTGCCATCGCGGCATTACGGTCTTGAATCGCGATGTCTACGATTGACTCGACTAGCTCCGGTAACTTATCGCTGTTATTCCGTATCATCGCACGTTTTAGTTCGCGATCGAACGTAGGGTCCTTACGCCAGTTCTCGAGCGTACGGTCAGTTACTCCGCAAATAGCCGCTACTTCTGCGTAAGTCTTTCCGCCTCTACGCGGTATTGATAACCATTCGATAGCTATCATTTGTTCAGCGTTAAGCTTCGCCATATATTAACGTCCTCCTTCCGCAGTCATATACGTTAACCTAACGTTAGTTACCTACGCTAATAAACGTAAGAGCTCAACGATGAGTGTTCACACTCTCCGAAGAGCTCTTATATACTAACGCGTCGCTTTTGCTCCTTGTCTGTACGCGTCAAAATCTACGCGTCCAGTATTATCTATTCTTTATTTATTACATGAGGTTAGGTGCTTTATCTAACCGAAATGTAGCTAGGAACGTATGTGACGACGCTATTATTTATAAGTCTTTATACGTAAGTATTTATTGCGTAAATCTATATACGTCACTAAAACGGTGATAAGCGGATCACCATTTCGGTGATTAGGTGATCACTAAAACGGTGATTTGCCTCATAGCCAGTCCGCTAAAGCCGCCATCTCACCGGTATCCTCTACCGCGTCAGCCTTGTCCGGTCGTTCTTTTCGCGCAGACAATTGCGCCAGCCTACGTTCGTAATAATCGCTCGCATCCGGAAATGCTGCGTAAAATTCCGCTTCTTCTACGATCGGAGCTCTTAGCGTATATACATCGTTGCCGTACGTAGGATGTCGCCTTGTTGCGATTAGGCCGTATTTCTTAAGAACGCGCTTATACGCCGTCACCTGGTTAATTCCGCAGTTTAACGCCAGTGCGATATCACATGACGTTGGGAACGCGTAACCATATGACGGATTGAAGCGCGCCATTAAATACGTATATAACATCGCGTGCTCCGCTTTAAAGTCAGGCAACCGCGTATATAACGTGAAAAGCGCGTTGTGTACTTTCGTAAAATCTCGGACTGGCTCGAAATCTGCTTTCATGACTCCACGCTCCCTACTCCAATAATCGCTTAACTTACGATTGTATAATCGTCAAGCGACCGCTTAAGCCCGTCATCTTTGGCGTATAACCAAAAACGGCCGCCTGTCCTTTCGTTAATTCCTACGCAAATATATCGGTGGCCTCGCGCACGCAAAAACTGAAACATTGCGGGCGAATAGCAGAAAAGGTACGCGTTATTCATACGTAAGACCTCCAATTAGTTAATCTCAGTAACTTCGCTGCGCAGACCTTCTTCGAGAGTATCTTCAAACTCGTAATTAAAGTCATCAGCATCTTCAAAAGTGGCAAAGTTCTCGTAAGCTGTGTCTTCCTCATTACGAAGCAAATACTCATTTCCTTCTGCGTCAATAGGTTTAATTCCGTACATTCACTAAACACTCTCCTTTTAATTTTAAAAAAGCGCCTTCTTTTGGCGCCGTCTAATACGTATAGCCTTGAAAACCAACAAAATATACGGTATTTGCATCGAAAATTTACTGGAAACGTAGTAAAATAAGAGGTAATTACTAGGAGGTTAATCCGATGAAAAAACTGCAAATAATCGCTCTATCTACCACACTAATCACATCATTACTCGCATCTCCAGCGTACGCAGCCGCGCCAACTAAACCGGAGAAGGGTAAGCTCTCCGTTTACTTCCTTGACGTAGGCCAAGGTGACGCGACGTACATAAAAACGCCGAATGGTGACGATATCCTCATCGACGGCGGCAATAACAGCTACGGCGACGACGTAGTTAACGATCTTAAAAAGCTCGGCGTTGACGATATCGAAGTTATGATATCTACGCATCCAGACGCGGACCATGTCGGAGGCCTCGACGCTGTTCTTACCGCGTTCAAGGTCGAGTCGGTATACGCGCCGAAAGTCTCGCATACGACGCAGACGTTTAAAGACTTCCTTAGCGCGGTCAAAACGGAGAAACTTACGATTAAGGAAGCGAAAGCCGGCGTTAAGTTACCGCTCAAAGGTATCGAGGCTACCTTCGTTGGCCCTACGAAAGAGTACGCGAAGGCCGACCTCAACGACTGGAGTGCGGTATTACGCGTAGTTAACGGTAAGAACTCGTTCCTGTTCACAGGTGACGCGGAGAAAAAGTCGGAGGCCGATATGATTGCGTCAAAGGCAACGTTAAAGGCTGACGTATTAAAAGTCGGCCACCACGGTTCGGACACGTCCTCTTCGGCTGCGTTCGTTAAAGCTGTAGCGCCTAAGTATGCGGTAATCAGCGTTGGTGCGAAGAACAGTTACGGACACCCTACGCAGACTACGTTAAACACGTTAAAGAACGCCAAAGCAACGGTATATCGTACGGATAAGAGCGGAACGATCACGTTCGTGAGCGATGGTACGAAAATTACGGTTAAAACGGAGAAATAACGATGGAGAAACGGGGCGTAATCGATCGGTTCGAAGGTAACATCGCGGTCATCGAAATAGATGGCGATACGGTTGACGTAGATAAGGCGTTATTGCCGAAGAGTGCGCGTGTGGGCGACGCAATTATTATCGGGGACGACGGGTCTTACCGCGTGGATAAAGAAGCAACGAAGAAGTTGCGCAAAGAAATCGACGAACTTATGGACGAATTATTCGAGTGAGGTACGCTATGGATAAGAAAACATACCTGGGATTCCGCAAACTTACGTCGCACCTTCATTTTCATACCGCGATGATTGAGAATACGGTAGTCCTCGCGTTCCAGGACGCAGAGCTAATTGGAAGTGGCCGGATAGAGGCGTTAAAAGAAGACGAAGAGGACATCGTAGTCATAGGCGGAGAAAATTACATTAAACGGAATTGTACATTCGTATACGCGAGATAAAGAAAGAGCCGAGCGCAAACTCGGCCTTTTTTATTTAACGAAGCTAACGAATTCCGGCGTACGTAGATACCCCTTCTTCGTCCAGTTACGGAATCGTACGCGTGCCTTAATCCGCGGCTGAACGTACACATACTCGTGGTCCTCACCGGTCACGATCGATTGCGCGACGCCATAGAACGCCTTCCTATGCGCAGCTGGCACGGCTAACTCGATAATACCCGCAGGTCTGCCGTTATAGTGCGCGAGCCACCCGAAATTATCCTTCCGATATCCCGCGATATGAACGTCGGCGTACTCGTAATTGATGACTTTGAGCCAATTATCGGAACGCCGGCCGACGTATACGCTATCCTTCCGTTTAGCGACGATCCCTTCTAATTTGCGCTCCTTAATCGTGTTAAATAACGCAATTCCGGAACCGTCAACGCTTAGGACACGGCTGAAATGCGCAGTATTCGTGAGAATCGCGTCCAGTAGCGCTTTGCGTTCCGTTAGCGGCTGGTTACGTACGTCCTCGCCGTTATAACGCAATATATCGAACGCGAAGAAATGAACCGGTAACCGCGTACGCCCGTCGTTAATACGCTGCGGCTTCGTCATCATAAACCGCTCCATAACGGTTTCAAACTCGACCGCGCCAGTCTGCGGATTGACGTACGCAACTTCTCCGTCTAACACGGCTTCATCTGCGTCGATTGGAACGTCATGGAGCTCCGGGTACTGGCGCGTGACTTCGTTGTTGTGGCGCGTATATAAGCGGACACTACCGTCCGAGTATGAAAGGATTAACCGGTGACCGTCGATTTTGGGCTCGAAAATGAACCGCTCGTCTTCAAACGGCTGCTCCCGTTTCTCCAGTAGCATTGGTGCCATAAACATGATGAATCACCTCATACTAATCATAGCAAACTACGGTATAAGCTTCCGTGGTAAATTATGCGCTTGATAATAGAACACACGTTCGCATATAATAAGCGTGAGGTGATTGCGCTATGAACGCGAATAGTAAAAAGCTTTACGGAAATGGCCGTTGGGAAGCATCGCGTATTATGCTTCCGGAACACCGCGAACAATACCTGCAGTTAATGGACCGCGATCGCATCAAAGCAGCCGGCCTTAAACCGGAGAGACCGCCAGCCTCACGCGAAGAGCTACAGCTAATGCATGACCACGTACTCTTACCGATGGCAAAGAAGATCGCGGAAAAGAACCGTCACCAACTCGAAGAAAAAGGACGTACGCTAAAGCCCCTCTTCGTTAAGGTCACGAATATTTGTTTAGCGAATATGCAACACGATATAGAACAAATCGCGATAACACTTAAACGTTCGAACATAACCGTATACCCTGGCGAAAGTGTCGATGGCGTTGCTTCCTACGCGTATAAATGCCGCGGCCATGAAGGCGGATTCGCAATAACGCGCGAGTACGCCCGAACTCATATCGGAGCGATGATCGCGCGTTACATTAACGGTGTATTTTCAATAAACGAGACTTAGCCGGTCGCGCCACGTAGCTGCTACGCTTTTGGCCGCGGTAAATGGTTCCGACTTAACGGTAACGACCGGACCAGGCGCGGTATCCCGTTTGTACTGAGCAGCGCGCTCTACATTACGTATCTGAGCACCGTTATCTACGCGCCAGTTTTCGTATCTTGTACGAAGGCGCTTCGTTGGCTTGCGGTAGTTGCGGCCGTCAGTTCCCGTCTCCTCGGCCTCTTTTAATCCCGTTTCACGATCGCGGCGTAGATCAAGTTGCCTATCGGACATGAACGGATACTCTTCTTGCGCAATTTTGTGCGGGTTCGGATCCGTTAGTTCCTCGTCGAGAATTGCGTCGGTAAGCCGGTCAAGCATCGCGGAGTCTAACGGTAAGGAAGCCGGCCGCTCACCTTTACAATCGCGTTCCTCCCACGCATCGATAGTGCGCTGATTGACCTCGCCGTGTTCTAACGCGTAATCTCGTGTAACGTAGCGGATAAGTTCGATGCGCTGCGACCGGTCAGCCAAATCGTATGGCGTTCCGTTGTAGGCAAACCGTAAGTGTGCGTCATTTTTACGTCGCTTTACGTTATCAATAATTTGCGCGGTTAATTGCGCGTATCTTTCCGTGTATGTTAACGTCATCTATTCTGCCTCCTCTAGTTCGACCGTGACCTCACCGTAATCCCAACGCTTGAATACTGCGCATATCTTTTCAGCCGCGGTATCAATCGTCTCGCTCACGTTCTTCTGCGCGATTCCCATAACGCGAGCTGCTTCCGTTTGTGTGACGTCAAGGCCGTAAACGAGCGCGATAGCTTCCGCCTGGCGATCCGTTAAGCCGGCGCTTTCGATTGCGCTGTGAAGATCGATGAGGATATCGGATGCAGCCGTGTCGCCGCGGAAACGGCGGGATGCTATACGGTGACGATCGCGGAGAAGATATTTTACGCCGGCTACGTCGTTGAGTGCGTACTTTTGCGTATATTTACGTGTGTCTTGCGTTAGATCTACGTTACATGCGCCCATTATACGGTCACCTCCTGCGGATTTAATAACGGAATCAAACGCTTGCCTATGGCGCTGATTACGTTGACTGTTACGGCATTGCCTGCCTGTTTATAGCGTTGCGAGTCTGAGATACCTGCGGTTGCTACCGTGTTGTGCGCAGCGTCCGAGAAGCCTTGTAGACGCCAACATTCGAGCGGCGTGAGTTTACGGATCCGATAAAGGGGTTGTTCTAACAATGTCTGTTCAACTGTTTGCGTCGCCGTTACGCAATTCGCAAGACCATCCTCACGAGGAACTAATATTTTACCGCGTCTTGGTGAAAAATCTCGGCCTTCCTTGCGGGCTTCTCTACGTATAGCTTTAGCTTCATCCGAGCGCCTTTCTGTTAGAGCAACACTCTCGATTATGTGAGTACGACGTCCCTTTCCAATATCACCTAGCGAAGTTCCCTTGGAGTAGTTGGCGTCAACATTATAGGCGATACCGTTACCCTCGGAGTATTGTTCAAGCTGCGGTTCTACTACGTGATTATTTTGCTCGTAACTGTGAGACGTAAGTGGAGGCGCTACCTGGTGCTCACTTCCTTTATTAAAGCCTCGACTGCGTTGAATTATTAACGGTTCTTTGCTATTTAACCGTGTAATTAAACTTACTGCCTTCTCTTCGCTAAGATAGTAACGCTCGTCCACGTTCTGCTCCAAGACGTCCCTTAACCGTGTCGTCACGTTATCATTCGTCGGCCAATCGAAGTTAAACGTACGCACACCTAACGTTTGAATCCTGCGCTTAGCTTTCGCGACAACATCCGTACCGGTTACGCTCCAATCTGCGTGTTCTGCATCGCGGCTACATACGATGAATATCCGTTCACGATTCTGAGGCACTCCGTAATGCTTCGAGTTAAGCACGCGGAAGTCGATTGCGTATCCGATATCGTTAAGGACTGACGCCATTACTTCGAGCGTGTGTCCGCCATCATGCGATAGCAAGCCCTTAACGTTCTCGAGCAGCATCAAACGCGGTTGTTTAACGGCCGCGATACGTGCAATCTCGAAGAACAACGTACCGCGCGCATCTTCGAATCCTTTACGCTGGCCGGCTACGCTGAACGCCTGGCACGGAAAGCCGCCGACTAATACATCATGGTCCGGAATGTCGTGTTCGTTAATCTTCGTGATGTCACCGTGGAGCTCGGGAGCACCGTTATACAGAGCGCGGTACGACTTCGTTGCAAACGGATCGATTTCGCTTGCAAATACACACTCGACACCTAACGGATCAAGTGCGGAACGGAAGCCGCCAATACCAGCGAACAGTTCGATATATTTGAGTACTGCGATTGTGAACGCCCCACTTTCGTTATATAATTGGAAATAAACGCGTAATTACGTTAAAAACTCGGAGGTTTTACGTCATATGTCCGGCACCGAACCAAAACGGTTTCATATCGAAACTGTACCGCTCGTTAACCTTTACGTAGCGACTGATAAACAAAAGAGAATACGTTTGTCTGCGGACATCGTAGAAATGTATAAGCTTAACGAAGGCAACCGCGTTGTGCTCGGATATGACGCGACCGAACGGGCCATTGCGTTAAGACTCGCGGAAAGTAAGGCGGACCCGACGGCGGCCAACATCGATAAGCGCGGTTATATCTCTGCATCGCGCTTCTATTCGAAGGCGCGCCTGGAAGCGGAGTCGCTGCGTTATGTGTTTGAAGCGGAGCAAGACGGCTGGCTCGTATTTATAGCGGAACGTCCGATCACGTAATTGCCTAGTTTACGTGATCTTTTTTGCGTTTAAATCCGCCAATACCTCGTCTACCTTCGTGTACAACTCCGCCAAGCTACCTCTATTCTCGATCTCGTAATCGACCACGAAGCTGCTGACGTGTGACTCCGTGCTATGCACCAGGTCCGCGTAATTGAACGTATCCTTCGCGTCGATCGCACGCTGGATCCGCACGCCGTCCGGTGCTGTAACGCGGATGATTACGAAGCCCTCAGCGCGGCACCGTTCGTACTCGTTGGGCTGGCGGAGGTCCGTGAGGATCGCGCGGAATGGCTGCGTGGGTTCACCGTAGAACTCCTCGTTAGCGCGCTGTAACCGCTCTGCGCCGGAAATCCTCCGGAAGCAATCGTTAACCCAAACGTCCGAGTCGAACGATCGCGCCATCTGACCGAAACCCTGCAGTAACGAGCGGGGCTTTTTGCCGTCGGCGTACATTTCCGGATAAAGCCGGCGCGTTACTTCGCGGATGCCGTCTCCGAATGCGAAACGTGTGTATCCGTAATTGGCGACGAGGTGCGCTGCGACCGCGTCTTTGCCGGAACGCATAAGTCCGCAGAGGGCGATGTTCAAACCGCCACCTCCTCGTCTGTTTCGCGGCTGTCGTCAAGTACAGTCACGCTCTTAATACGCGTCCAATACTCGTAAGGCTTACCGCTTAACGTAATCATGAACGTAAGCCCTGCTTCGGCATCCGATAACACCAGCCCGTGTTCATACGCTCCGGCAGTTTTGGTTTTCGGACGCACTGCGTGAACGCGTCCCGTCCTAATCCCGTCAGCTACTATATCCCCTACGCGCGGCTCACTCGGCTGCGGTGCGTTCGTATACTCCGCCGGCACTTCGAGACCAAGCGCTCTTCTCAACGCGATAGCCCGTCCAATGTGCGAGTTGAATACGTCGCCTGGCGCTGCTTTTGCGATGCCGCGTGCCCAAACCGTACCTTCAAGCGATAGAAGCGCAACGACGGTTCGTTTATCGTGGTTCACTACGAACTTCACTTCGTCCCAGCCTGCGTAGTACTTTACGCGGAAACCGGTCAATGCCGGTATATCTTCGTGGTTCTCCGTCTGTAACTTCGCAACGTCCGCCTTCGCACGTTCAATGACGTCATCACGCGTCAGTTCTTTAACGGGCTTGGCCGCCTGTTTCAACGCGTCGATTTCGTCAGCAACTCCGGATTCGATCAACACGACGTCCCCTTCCGTCACCTTTACGTGCGTCTCCAATTCGACGATTTTGCGCGTTAATTTCGCCACGGCGTCCGTAAGGCCGTCGGTAATTGCGATTAGCTCGGCGATCGATGGCTCAGTTGGCGGTTGGGCGGACGTAGATTGGACGCTACTGACCGGTTCGAGTACGCAGTATGCGCGCGGGGCGATTCCCCAGCGCCCGTCCTGTAGTACATACTCGTTTCCGCTGAAGTTAACAAAATCAACACTTATTGCAATTCCCGTGTTACCTGTACGAAAATAATATCCGTCTGAGCCGCCCGTACCATCTCGATCATTTACTACAATAACACGCTCCCCTTTCGCTGCCTTACGTTCAACCATCCGCAGACGTTCTCCGTTAACGCGTACGATATCGGTCGGCTCTAGGACTACGTAAGTGAATTCCGCACGCATACGCTCATCCCCAGCGGCATCCACGTACTCAACCATGCCGGCGGCTGCAATGCCGGTTACCTCCGTCACATACCCGACCGGAAGGTCGAAGCTCTGCGAGGTGTTCTTAATCCGCTCACCTATGTGCGCCTTCCGCTTAACCTCCGTGTACTCGCGCTCAATGCCGCCAAGTGTCTCGTCCTTCAGTACTGTTATGTTTACGTTTTCCAGTATACGCAGCCCCTTTTCGTTAAAGATATGGCGATCTCCGTTCGCGTCTTCAACGATCCATAACGTATCGCCTTCATACATCGTAAGGTGTGGCCCGGAAGTGAGGAGCGTTACAATGTCCCCTTCCTGGGGTGTCTGACGCTTATCGTGCCAATCAGATTCGGCTACTGCGTCAGGATAACCGTGTTTTCTCGCGAATTCCCAGTACGTACTGAAACGTCTTCCAGGACTAGTAATTTCCGCTTTGCGTCCGTCAATTTTACGCATTTAATCCGCTCCCTTAATTCGTATTTGTACGTCTCGCCTTCCGAACTCGACCGCTTCGGCCTCCGTTGCCATCAATACGTCGATCTCACGCCCATCAATTGCGGCGCCAGTGTCGGCCGCTACCGCTTCGATTACTTCGTTGCCTATGCGAATATCGAGCGCGGTGCCTAGCGGTATAACAACCGGATCGACTGCGATGATCCTGCGTCCTTCTTCGTCAACTTGCGTGTGTTTTACGTTAATCCCAATACGGGTAATTCCGATACAACCGTCGCAGTCCGCTACGTAAGCGGTGGCTGTGAACGTTAACCACGCGGGCTCGGGCGGTGATTCTTCGGATGACTCCGCGACTACCTTCGTAACTGCTGGCGTCGGAACTTGCGCCTGTACTTGCGGTTCCTGTACGTTATACGTCAGAAATAACAGCGAATAGAGTACGATCGTTGCTGCAATGTTAGCGGTTAGTCACGCTCCTCTCTGCGTAGTTTTTGCGCCAGCCAATCCGCAAGTTTAACGAAGCCTAACGTAATTAGTAAATCGCGCATTGCTTTACGGAATTCCTCAACGCGATCCTCGAACGTCATACCGCTACCGGCGCCTTAATGGGCGGATGCGGATCGTACCCGACTAACGCAATATCTTCGAATGTAAACGCGTCAATGTCCGTGATTTCCGGATTCAAACGCAGCGTCGGTAACGGCCGCGGTTCACGTTCTAGTTGCGTACGAGCCTGGTCGATATGGTTAACGTAAATATGCGCGTCACCTAACGTATGAACGAACTCACCAACTTCCAATCCGCAAACCTGCGCAATCAGATGCGTTAGAAGTGCGTAACTAGCGATGTTGAACGGAACGCCGAGGAATACGTCAGCCGACCGTTGGTACAATTGGCACGATAGGCGACCGTTAGCTATGTAGAATTGGAAAGCGAAGTGGCACGGCGGCAGCGCCATTTGAGCGAGGTCGCCTACGTTCCAAGCCGATACGATTAATCGGCGGCTGTCCGGATTCGTACGGATTTGCTCGGTTACGTCCGCGATTTGGTCAATTACCTTCGTTTCCATTTCGTATTCGCCAGGGAATCGGTGCGTCCATGAACGCCATTGCTCACCGTAGACCGGTCCGAGGTTTCCGTATATGTCCGCCCATTCGTCCCATATCGTAACGCCGTTCTCACGAAGGTATTTAACGTTAGTGTCACCGCGTAGGAACCAAAGTAGCTCGTACGCGACTGACCGCCAATGTACGCGTTTAGTCGTTAATAACGGGAAGCCTTCCGCTAAGTTATAACGCGATTGATAGCCGAAGACGGATAGCGTGCCGATACCGGTGCGGTCCGTTTTCTCAACGCCGTTATCGAGAATGTAGCGTAGTAAATCATGATACTGCTTCACTTCACGTCCTCCTTAACGATGATCTCTCCGAGGATAGCGCCAAGAAGGTATGCGATGAATCCTTCCGCCCGGGAGCCGTCAAAATAATTAACGGCTGCAATATTCGCAATAATACCGCATAAAATCGGAATCCAAAACGACCTACTCACGCAATCACCTCGTATCCGTCTTTCGTGCTCGTTCCGTCCTGCCGCGCGTGGTTCTCGCTGTTCTTACGCGTGTAAATTTCGTACACATCATCCGCGGTAAGACCGACTTTATCGGATAGGCTGATGAGGAAATGCCACATATCAATGATTTCCTCCTGCAGCGCCGGCGTATTAATCCGTTTCGGATTCTTCCACCACTTCCAGTTAACTTCGCGCCGAATCTCGTCGATCTCCGACTCCATAGCGAGTGTGATTCCGATTACCCATTCGTCGGTTGTCTTCTCGATCGTACGTTCCTGGGTAATCCGCTCATCGAGCGCTTTCTGCATCGTAAACAATTGCGTAAGCCTATCGTACAATTCGCAGCCCTCCTTTTTAATTGCGCTGTATTCGCGCTTATACCATAGTAACGACGGCCGTTTCCGTTTCGCACACGTTGCAGCGAAATATTTTATCGGCGGCCTTATACTATACATACCCCCCACTATTACGCGGATTGGGACATGTAATCGAAAAAAATCCGCAACCCTAAACGTAGCGGCTGCGGACTGGTATCGTTAAGCTATATTACCTCGTGCTTCTAACGTTGCGAACTCCGCCGGCATATCGTGATTACGTAGAATACGCTCTACTACGTCGACGACCGGATGGCGCATCACTTCCGTTAGGTTAACGTGGTCAAAGTACTCGAACGCGCCAGCCTCATACAAGCCCGCCAGCAACCGGTACAGTCCGTTAGTCTCAGGCGTACGCAGCCGATGGTCGTCAATCTGAGCGAAGTTACCGAGGAATACGATCTTGGTTCCGTCAGCCGGCCGTGTTGCTACGGTCGATATCGTATGCGTATCGAGGTTTTGCGCTTCATCGGTCATAACGAACATGTGCAGGAACGAACCGCCGCGCATCGTTTGGATCGCGTCAAAGAAGAGCTTACGTTTATCCTCGCCGCCGGTTGTGAGATAGTGGTACGCGCGCTTCGCCTCCGGAGCCATCGCGTCAAGGTTATCGAGGAACGGCCGCATGAACGGATACGTCTTCTCGTCAACGCTGCCGGGTAGCGCACCGAGGTCTACGCCGATTTGCGTCTGCATCCGCGTATACATCATCTTGCGGAAGTCCTGCGCTTCGGTTAAGCGGTGGAGACCGACTGCTTCCGTTATCAGCGTCTTGCCGGTACCGGCTGGTCCCGTAAGGAATAGTAGTGGCTTATCGTTAAGAAGAGCACGGACTGCTACCCGTTGCCCTTCGTTCTTCGCGGTAACTCCGTAATACGCCATGTGTACGGCCCCTCTCGTTATTTGTTGAACACGAAGTCCGCGTCCGTCATCTTCTCGATCTTGAGCGCCATTATGTAGCCGTCGCCCTTCTTACTAAAGAAATCGTGCTGCTGCGTGTCGGTCGATAGCCCGTTCGATACGATCGCGCTGAAAGGTGCCGGAGTAAACTTCGGATCGAGACCGAGGTTCATTAACGCCTTATTCGCGTTGTACTCAATAAAGCGCAGCACGTCCGCAGTTAATCCGATTGGTTCGTAAATCTCGCGTGTATACTCTGCTTCGTTTGCGTGTAAGTCCGCCAGTAACTTCTCCGTCTCCTCGGCGGCTCTCTTAAGTTCGTCTTCCGTAAGCTGCGCACGAAGCTCCTGCGCTACGACTCCGACGAACAGTCCGTGAATGGACTCGTCGATCATAATTTTGCGGATGACTTCGCCCGACGTTGTCATACGTCCTTGGCCGGCTTGGTACAACGGATAATAGAAACCGGAGTAAAACAGGAATGACTCGAGGAAGACGGACGCCACGCACGCCAGATACCGCTCATAAACGGTCGCGTTCGGTTTCAACAGCGCGCGATAGTACGAACCAATACGCTCAGCTTTGTACGCTAGATGACGCTGTGATGGCGCCCATTCTTCGAGGAGGTACGCAGTATCCTCCGTAGTAATAAGCGTTGCGAATATGGACGAGTATGACTTCGCGTGAATCGATTCCATCATCGCCATAAACGACATGACCGCTTTCTTACGGTGGTCCTCCGTATGCAACGCAATAAGCGGCATACCTTCGCCGGCTTGCTGCGTATCGAGACCGGTTAAGCCGGCAAGAACGGACTTATAAACGGTCCGTTCCTCCGACTTCATTCCGTGCCAGTCCGCTAGGTCGTCTGAGATCGGAAACTCCTCGTCCGTCCAGAACTGCATGACATTCTGATTCCATAACGCGTTTACGTAGTCTTCCGGTACGTTCCAGTTAACAGCCTTCAATTAATCGTCTCCTTTTTCGCGTTTAAACTGCGCAGCTTGTGCATTCTTCAACGGACAAGCGTTTCGTTCTCGTATAATAAAGCGACTTAAGGCCGCGGTGATGCGCGTAGGCATACAGCCGGCCGAGCGTCCGCGTACTAATGTCGGAGTTAACGTGCAGGATCGTTGAGATACCTTGGTCAATGTGCGGCTGAATTTCCGCAATTAAGTCAATCAGTTTGAATTGATCGATGTTGTAGGCAGATTTGTAATAGAAGTAGTTGTCTTGCGCGAGGTAAGGCATCGGATAGTACGTTGTGGAGTTCGCATACGTACGTGTTTCGATGTGCTCAACGATAGGCATAACGGAGCTGGTTGCGTTCTGAATGTACGAAATGGATTGCGTAGGGGCGATCGCTAGTCGGTACGCGTGATAGAGACCGTACATTGAAGTCGCAATCGCGAGTCCACGCCAGTCTGCTACCGTCGGCAATTCGATACCTGCGAATAGCGCCCGTACCTTTTCCGTTCTCGGCGCAAAGTCTTCCGCGAGATAACGTTCAAAGTAACTTCCGTCCGCGTACGTAGACTTCTCGAAACCTTTGAACGTAACGCCGCGTTCCTTCGCGGTCAGCATCGACGCTTCGATCGAATAGAAGTTCATCGCAGCGAAGAACGTACGGGCAAAGTCGCGCGCTTCTTCGGATTCGTACGCAATCTTATTCTTCGCGAGGAAACCGTTTAGGTTCATTGCGCCCAGCCCTACGCTATGTAACTCCTCGTTCGCCTTACGTACGCCCGGCGCGTTAGGAATACGCGATAAGTCCGATACGACTGTCAGCGCGGCCATTCCGTCATGTACAGACTCACGTAGTTTGCCGCTCTCCATTATGTTAGCGATATTAAGACTGGCGAGGTTACACGAAATGTCGCGCCGGTATACCGTTCCTTCTTCGCCAATGTCTGCGATATCGGACGTCTCCTGTAGCTGGAAAATTTCCGTACAGAGGTTCGACATTTTAATGCGGCCGAGATCGTTAAGCGCGTGCTGCCGGTTCGCGTTGTCTACGTTAGCGATGTACGGATAGCCTGATTGCAATTGCGTAATCGCGATCCGTTCTAGCATCTCGCGGGCCGTACCGACCTGGCGCTTCTTAACGTCTGGATTCGCGAGCAGTTCGTCGTACATTTTCGTCATGTCCATATCGTCGAGGTGACGTCCGTACGCTTTAAATACGGAGTATGGACCGAACACGTATAGCGGTTCGTCTGCAGCTGCCAACGCGTAGAATTTATCCGGCGTGATAAGTCCGATTGACAACGTTTTGATACGGACTTTTTCGTCCGCGTTGATCCGTTTGCAATCAAGGAACTCTACAATATCCCAGCCGAACACGTTATAGTAAGCAGCACCGGAGCCCTTCCGTTGTCCCATCTGATCTGCGTACGAGAACGCGTCCTCCATCAGTTTCATAACGGGTTGTACGCCTTTTGCCGCTCCCTCAACGCCTTTGATCGGTTCGCCACGTCCACGTAACTTCGATAAATTAACCGCTACGCCGCCGCCTATTTTCGAGAGCTGCATACACGTACCGAGTACGTAATTAATCGAATTAAGCGAGTCGTCCATCTCGAGTAGGAAGCACGATACCATCTCGCCACGTTTCGCCCGTCCCGCGTTCATAAACGTAGGCGTGGCCGGCTGAAGACGTTGCTCCATCATTGATCGCGCAAGTTGCTCCGCAAAAGCGTAATCACCTTGGCCGAGGTATAACGCAACGATCGCGACATGCTGCTCGTAATCTTCGAGATACTGCGCTTTGTCGTCCGTTTTGAGCGCGTAGTCCTTGTAAAATTTCGACGCGGCCATGTACGAAGCAAAGCGGAAGTTGTACGAATAACAGATGTCGAGAATACCCATTAACTGCGGAGTCGTATACTGCGCATGGACATCGTAATAATAATCGTTATCTACGAGCCAATCGTAACGGTTAATCGGATGACTAAACGTCATTGTCTTCTCCGCTACTTCCGCTAAGAATGCGTCAATTGCAGCCTGGTCGCGGTCTAATTGGAACCAACCGTCCTCGCCGCGTTGCATGATTTCGTTATTAAGTTCGATATGGCTTGCGCCTTTATTCTCCGTAATATCGCGTCACCTCTTCGTTAAAATTACGTACGTCTTCGTCTGTTCCCGCTAGTTCAAAGCGCGCGATAACTGGTACGTTATATTCCGTTGCTATAATGTCGGCCGCATTCGTATACATTGCGCCAAAGTTACGGTTGCCTGACGCAGCCACACCGCGCAGGAGCCCCGCGTTATCCCGTAAGAACCGCGTCACTCTCGACGGAACCTCTCCGAATCCGGTCGTCGGCGTCACGATGATAAACGGCTCGCTTACGTTAAAGTCGAACGGAATCTCTTGCGCCGGCCGCCCCGTCTTCTCAACGAAGCGCCGTACGTTACCGGTCAGCGAATAGTAAACGATCAGCATGGCGGATCACCTTCCGTTTCTGCGCGTTCGATTATCTCCGAATAATGACCGAGGCTCTTTACGATGTGCGCTCGGTGGTCCTCTAAATCCGCGAGCCTAACGCGCGCTGCCGTTATCGCATCGTCTAATAGTTCGAGTTCATTGCGGTAAGCCTGGCGCCATAGTTTCGCGCGCCTTAACTCGGTCATGTATCGATCAGCTCCTCGCGGATCAGATACGCCAGTACTACGGCGGCAGCGTCCGAGTCATCGTAGCCGGTCGCGAATTTATACTCCGGATCCAACCGCAATAGCTTCCGTACACCGGCCGCCACTTCCGGTTTCTCCGCCTTACCGTTGCCAGTCACGAGCTTCTTAACGCTCGTCGGACTAAGCGGAGGCTTAACGTCATTCACCGTATAGCCGTACGTATGGAGTGCGCGATCGGCCGCTGCCCACGCGTTGAATATCGTTTGAGTCGCGCGTTTATTACGGCCGGCCGTAAAGTCCTCGCGTAAAACGGTGACGTACGGACGGTTAGCGTAAATGTGACGCGCGATGAACGATTCGACCGTGATGGACCGAACCGCATCGTTGTCCTCCGTTGATGTGGCGACGGACTCTGCCGCGATGAGATACGGTTGCCTATTCCGTACCTCAATCGTAGCGACTCCGGGACTTAGCGAGAGGTCTAGCCCGAGAAAGCGCTGCGCTGGTTCCTTACGCGTTGTCTTCGTCTTCCTCAGCTCCTTCGATCCAGTAAATAAGCGCGATTAACGCGAAGAACGCACCGACTACGATTTGAACCCACAATGCTGCGTCAATAACTAAGCTGTAAACGAACATACCTCCGAGGCATACCGCGCCAATCAGACAAGCCATCGTTAGTGCGCTAATAATTGCGCTAAAAAGTTTCAACAACTAGACCGCCTCCTCTTTTTCGCCTGCTTACCGTGGTTCACGATAGTCAGTAAGAAAGTATTCGAACGATTCCATATCTGCATCGTTGTGACTTACCTTACGGTGGTATTCGTTATGGCAATCTTCACATAGCGTGACGCCGTTGGTTACGTCAGTCCGTTTTTCCGGTACGCGAGCGTAAGACTCAATGTGGTGGGCGTTAAGTCTACCCCCATGTCCGCATATTACGCAGATATAGCCATCTCTACGAAACACACTGCGCCTCCACTCGTCATAACCAGGAATGGTCCGCTCCTTAACTCGATCGGCTTCTGTTAGTTCGGGTTTCCAACTAGGGTTATTCGGTCCTGTAAGTTTTTCTGAAATCCTACGATCCTTACACGACTGACAACGTTGACCTGCTTGAAACTTCGCTAATGAGATAGCGGTCACGTTTCCGCAAGAACATCTAAAACTTAACTTCTGCTTATTGCTGGAATACTCTGAGCTCAATAACTCACAGCCACCTAAAGCGAAAGTTTCCCTTACTGAATCTATCGTGCGTCTTTGTTTACTTGAACCGCGCTCCCACCGACATCCTCCGCATAACTGTCCCCTTCTAAATTTGTCGTAGGATATCTGCGCAGACCTTCCGCAAACACATACGAATGATAGAGATTCGCGAACGTTATTGATACTGTCGGAGGTAAGGCGGCATCCGCGGCTTGCGAAAAGAGTACGAGCAGCTTCGATCGTTACCTTCCGCAACTAGACGGCCACTCCTTCGAGAAACTTGGCTACGTTACAGTGCTCTTTCTTACCTGCCATGCTCGATGTAGCCATCGCGCTCTCTGCACGTTGAAGCTTCGCGACATTACCGTCAGTAACCGTACGCTTACAGTGGTCCGTAAATTGGCAGAATCCGCATTTGTCCGTACTATCAACGGTAACCTCCGGCACTTCTCCGCCGGTACGTTGCTCGTAAACCAACGCAGCCTGACGCGCCAGGTCCGATAGTAACGCGTGCTTCATCTCCTCCGTAATCTCTACGTAGAAGGCACGCAGATCCGGGCGTGGTGCACCGTCTTCCCACGTTTTCTGCCCTTTCGTGACGGACGTGCTGGCTGCGTCATCAAACCACGCTGGCTTCTGCGTTGACTCGTAAACGATGAGTGCTTCGTCAATTCCGAACACGAGCGATTCGGCCGTTACCTGACGTACGTGCTCGTCCTGCGCGCCTTTGTAATCGAGCTTGCCGTTCATAGCGCGGAGACCGGATGCCTTCGTTTTGTATTCGAAGATGATGCGTGATCCATCAACGACATAATCGAACTTACCGTCGGGCTTTGCGGTAATCGCGAACTTAACGAGCTCTCCCGTTTCGGGATGCGGCCATTCGAATACGCGGCGTTCTTGCGCAGCCTCCTCGAAGTCCCATTCCCCGTTATCACGTACAGCCATAGTAAACGACGCCAGCGGTCCTAACCGTTTTAACATATGGATAAGATCGAGTTGTACGTAATCGACAATCGCTGTACCCTGGCGCCGTTGACGGCCGCGGAACGGAAGGTCATCGGACTTTTCCGGCTTAGTTGCACGGTCATTCTTAAACACGAGCTGCCGATCGCACAGGTTCGTACCGGACGCTCCAAACGTGATGAGACCATCGTTAGGGTACGGTTTATATCCGAGGTGGCGAAGTTTCTGTTCGTAGAATTTACGCGACAGTTTATCGTCGTAAAAGGAAGACGCTGGGCTAGCGTAATATGCGTCCATTTGCGTTAGAAATTCGTCAACCAATCGCTCGCCGCGTGTTTTCTGCGTGGCCCCTATGCGTGTGAATACGCTAATTTAAACCGCCTCCTCTATATAAGTTTCGTTTCATCAAACGGCTCGTACGTGATTTGAGCTGGGCAATACTGCATCTTCCCGTTTTTGAAGTATTTGCGCCAGATGTCGCCGGCCTCTTCACCTTCTCCCCTTAGTTCGAAAGTGTGTTCCGGATATTTGATCGATAACTCACGCATGTCATCTTCATGTCCGTACCACTTGTATGAATCCCCGTCTTCATGAATCGCGTATAGGTCATCGTCAGCTTCGATGGACTGACGGACAGCCTCCGACTCAGGCGTGATTTTCACTTTGTACTTCGTGTAGTAGCCCATTAGATCGCCTCCTCTACTTGTTCGCCGAGTGCCGCTTTGAACTGCGCGTACGAACGTTTGGACTTTGCTTGTCCGCAGTCGCACTTACGGATGAACTCACGAGCTGCGGCCGCTAGTAGATCGTAATCAATTACAGGCTGCGAGAAGTCCGTAGTCCAAACTTCTCTCACGTGCTGGACCAAACGTACTCGTTCAATGCCTGCCGGACCGTCACCGTAATACTCAGAACCGTACGCCCAATCAGTCCATTCCGAACCCGAGCGTTCGATTGATCCACGGTAGTAGCGCTCCCCGTCTGTAAAGATAATCTCACGGGATTGAAACTTATGCTCATGCGACCAATTGCCTTTCTTTATGACGCGAAGTTCTACGCCCTCTGGCGTCAATAACGAATCCTCAAACGCTAAATCTTCGAGTTGCCCTATCGTAATTGCTACGCTCATCTATTCGTCCTCCTCTTCGCTATCAAACGGCACCCATCCGCAAGTGCAGCCGTGGTCACCGTATTCGTCCGCTAACGTGCGGATTTGACGCCGACAATTCGGACATGTGTACGTGCATGTTTCGCGTTCCATTACGCGGACCTCCTATACGGAAGTACTACCGCGTCGATCTCGTTATCCTCGTCACGCAGCACGATCGGGGACGTTGCGCTGATCAAGCCGATAGTAACGCGCTTACTGCCAGCGTCCTTGAATACATTGAGCGCCGCGAGGAATAATTCAGCGTTAAACGCTAACGTCATGTCAGGACCGTAAAGTTCTGCGTTAATAACTGCGGAGAATTTAACGCGTGGCTCCTCGTTTTTAACAACGAGCATAGCGACGGACCGTTCGACTACCAACGCAGTAATGAACGACTTATCGCCTGCTACTTTCGCAGTTTCAACCGCCAGCTTAACGCGCGCAATTGTGTCCTTAACGTCATCGCGTCTGAATCCGTCACTAATTAACGTAATCTGCGTCGGTAACTCCATCGGAATGATACGCGACGTGTCTGGATATTGCCCGTCGATCGGTGCGCCAGTAACCGCATGTGACGTGAATGGCTGCGTGAAACTATGTGCGCCTCCAATACGGAGAAGTTTGTGCCGGTCCGTTACGACAACGGAACCGTCAGCGGAGTAATGTACGCCTTCTAACACCGGACTAGCTCCGTTCATTTTTGTTGCGAACTTTCTACTGTGCTTCGTAATCAACTCGAGTTTCTTCGCTTGGCTAATCGCCATTCAATCCGCTCCCATTTATCGTTTTTAGTTAGTCGGTATCCTCTTCGCTAAACCACGCGTCAACGTCGACTTTCTTGAGCCAACGCTCCGGATTAATCTCGACATCGCAGCGTACAGGACAGCGTAACTTAACCGCTTGCTCCATCGTAGAGCGGATGTGATCGATCGCAGCCGGCGTAATATCACGCGGACAATCGAATACGAGCTCGTCGTGTACCTGCAGTAGAATGTACGTATCGTACAACGGCATCACCGCGTCCAAGTCAACGAGCGCCTTCTTTAAGATGCCGCCAGCTCCGGACTGGATCGGAAAGTTACCGCCCATACGTTGAGCGCTAAATACCCGCCATTTCTCCTTCGCCTTGATCTCCGCGTGCAGCCGGCGCTTACGTCCGAGCAGGTCCGTAACGTAGCCATCGCGCATAACTTTCGCGTGTTGCTCGTCCATGTATCGCTTGATGCCGGGATAACCGCGGAAGTAGTCGTCGATAATTTTCTGCGCTTCGGCTTTCGTAATCTCGAGCGTATCGGCGAGTTTGCCCGCGCCCATTCCGTAGACAATCCCGAAGTTTACGATCTTCGCTTGCTTACGGTATTTCTGCGCAGCGTGCCCTTCCGTATCCTTATAGCGCTCGATATCCTCGTACGTGAATTGTCCGTTAGAGATGAGCGCGGCAGTCGTCGAGTGGATATCGCGGCCGGCTTCGAACGCTTCGATTAGAACGCGCTCATCCGCCATGTGCGCCAGGACACGTAATTCAATCTGCGAGTAGTCGATCGATACGAGAATGCGATCCGGACCGGTAGACGTAAAGAGGTGACGTATTTCCGGACGCTTAGCTGGAATCTGCTGTGTATTCGGCGTGTTGCACGTAAAGCGTCCCGTTGCGGCGCCCCACGTGTTATGCCACGGATGAATCTTACCGTCAGCCTTAACGTTATGCGGAAGCTTTGACGTGAAAGCTTGGCGCAGTTTACCGACCGCGCGGTAATCGAGAATCAACGGTATTACTTCGTGCTCACGTTTGATACGTTTTAGCGCGCGCACACCGGTTGATCCTTTATCTACGTCCGTAAGTTTGAGTTCTCCGTACAATTTCCGCGATAGCTGAGCCGGCGAGTTAAGGTTAATCTCTTCGCCAAGCAACGTGTAAATCTTCGCTTGTAACTCCGCTTCCTCGCGTTCAAACTTCGCGTCGAGTTCGTTAGCCATCTGCGTATCAAATCGTATGCCGCGGATATCTGAGCGAATGAACTGGCGCATGACCGGCATCTCTACGTCGAACACTAACCGCTCTATGCGCGCTAAGTCTTCGCGTCTGCTATAGTGACCGCGGATCCAATCGAATAGCTTGAGCGTCTTCTCCGTATCACCTGCCGCGTATGCCAGCGCAATGTCGAGCGGTACTTGGTTGAACGGAGTCCGACCGAATAGTACGTCGAAGTTGTCGCCAGGCAACCCGAGCCAATCCGTACATAAGTCTTTCAACCGGTGGCTGCGGTTCTCATCGAACGCCATCGCCATTAACCGTGTATCCGCGTGTAAAGCGTCGATCAGATTGATTCCGTATTTAACCGCGAACCACTTACAATCGAATGGCGCGTTGTGCATAACGGAAGGTGTCGTTTCAAGTACCGCCTTCAAACGTTGGAGTACGGTCGCTTCGTTCAATTCCGTACGCTCATCGTGGTTAAGCGGAACATAGAACGAGTGCTCACGCGTTGAGACGGAGAAGCCCGCCATATTACCTGTCCACGGATCGAGCGCACCGTCCGGATTGTCCGGAGTACCGAACGTCTCGCAGTCGACCGCAATAATATCAGCCGCTGCGATTACGTCGTACATTTGCGTTAAAGTGCGTTCGTCTCGGACAAGTACGTAATGTGCCGGCGTTGCTTCGACCATAGCGCGTAGAGTTGCCGCTCTATTGCGCTTGTTTAGTTCCGCCCACATACGTAATGCTTCCGCTTTACTGAACCGTTTGGCTGCGAGGGAGGGATCTCTGCCTATAAGTCCCTCCGCCATCGCCGTCCGTACGGTCCGTAGCTTCTCCTTATCCGGGTCCGAGTTGTTCATCGCGAGAATACGTTGCCAGGCGTCCTCGATCGGTTCCTGAATCGCGGCCTTTTTACGCTCAACCGCCGCCTTTACCGCAACCGCTGCGCTATCCTCATGTGTGTTAAGCGTTAGTTTTACGTCGATCATATGCGGATTAACCTACGCGGTCAAAACGCTGTTCGACCGGCGTTACGAGCGTTGCTTTATGTTCAACCTTATACACTGCGTCGTACGTAGCGGACATATCGTTCAATTTAGTCGATGCGACTCGTACGCCCAAAAGACTGTTACTAACGTCTTCGACCGTACCCAGCACGTCCTTTCCGTTCTTAACGTAAAGCACAATATCGCCCTTCTTAAACTCGTTCACTTTACGTCCGATCGCGGCCCATTTCGCGGTTAACGCTTCTTTTGCGAGTTCCTCAGCGGTTACCTTTACGAGTTGCTCCGGCTTGGCGTAACCAGTACGGACGCTTCCGCCTTTAATCTCGATCGTTCCCGGTTCGCCTTCGTGTTTAATAGGCTCCGTTACTTCGTAAACTTTACCGTTATCATATCCGTTAAGTGGATAGTCTCGACCGCCACTAACTAAGCGCACCTTATCGCTTTTAGCGAATTCGTTACGTGGATCAGACTTCGCGGCCAACGCAGCTTTTGCGGCCGCTACCTCTTCGTCAGTGGCGCGCACCAGCTTGCCTTCGCGGAACCAGTCGTAGTCCGACCCGTCGAACTTCTCCGCTCTATACGGAACGTGAGATCCGTCAACTTCTACGATTTTACGGATTTCTCCGATGTAAGTACAACCGCGCGGAATCCCGGATGAACCAAGATTGTCTACAACCTTCACGTAATCCCCAACACTAAGCCGGTCCGCCTTCGCCTCAACAGGCTCTAGCACCTTATACTCAGAACGGTAAATTACGTAGTAGTCGCCGACGTGAGCGTCATAATCACGGTCAACTTTAACGGACTTAAATACGTCCCCTATCTTCGTTGGATTGAACGGAAGGTGTTTGCTGCTTTCCCACGAGGTAACGATAATGGTATCGCCTGTGTTCGCGTTACGGTTAATTTTACGGTACTGTTTGCCTTCGTACGTAACGGTATCGCCGTCTTCCACTGGCTGCGCTACTTCCGTTACCTTCTCGTACGCTTCATACGTCCACCCGCAAAGATCGAGCTCGTCACCATCATTATCTGAAATATGCGGGTCCCCAAAGAAGTCCACTACCATAACGGCATAATAACCGTTACGTGTCAGATTCTCCTGATCATGTGCGTCCTCATCCGTAATCCGAACGATATCGCCCGCCTGTGCATCGCGATCAACCTTACGGTACTCTACGCCATCAACAATTACGTTCGTTGCCGGAATTACCACGTTCAATTTAGCCATTTATACATCGCTCCCTAATCGTTTAATTTACGTTACAATTTCGGTCGATTACGCCCTCGGCGTCGTATACGCGTTCTATTGCGTACTCCGCAGCGCAATTCGTGCCTGTGCCGGTCCATCCGTCATGTACGTAACCGCCGCCGTCATCAATCCGCTTAACCTCGTCACCTTCGTAGATTTCACCGCGGCAATGCGCGCAGGTGGCTACGGTGATGGATTCACGCAGATACATCCGTTACCTCCGATAAGTTGCCGCGGTTGAGTGCGATGGATAATTCCACCCAACGTTCAGACGCACGCGCTTCGGACGCCCAATACTCGCCGATCATCCGGTTTTCGAACATATAGACGCGTGGGACTTCGCCGTCGACCGCCCATACTCCAACGATATAGTCAGCGTCGGCGCGGTCGTACGTGGTGCCGTTCCCTTTCTTCGCGTAAACAACGAGGTCGCCGCCGCGGTCCATCCGCTGTCGAATGGTTTTGACCTGGATCTTAACGTGCTGGCCGCTAAGTGGATCCGTCGCGAGGATATCGTACGCTTCGTCCGTGTCCGCGGTATGCACCGTCCAACCGTTCGCGAGCAACGCCAGGCGCGCAGCCATTTCCGAATACTTGCCCGTCACTTCCGTTATGTGTGCGATGCTTATTCCTCCTTTTCGGAGCCGCCCGCGTAGATGACGTATACAGGCGGCTTCCTTCCGTTGTTATTACCGCTCGTGCGCGGTCTGGCTAACGTTGCTGACGAACTCATACCGTACCGCCTCCGTCGTCTTCGTCGCAGATAACGCCGCCTTCACCGTAGTAATTGTTAACGACGTTATCGCCCGGCCGCGGCACGTTCTCGAATCCGCCGACCTGCAGACCGATCGTCACGTCAAACGGACCATGCTCGACGTCTACTTTGCGCAGGAACTTCGCCAGTTGCTCGCCCAACTTCGGTAATTCGGCCGGCGTCTCTACGTTGATTCCGACGCTAATATTGCGGTTAATCTTCGTCATCGATTGCGGCCTCCTCTGCGTTAAAAGTGGAGCTGCGGTACCTCACCGTCCGGGATCGGTTTTACATCCGTTACTTCAGGCTCGGCTGTTATAACCGGTGCTGCTCCGATGGAGAGACCAAGACGCGCGATATCGAAGCCGGCGATTACGAGGTTTTTTACTTGCTCCGCCTCGTCCGCTACGTACAAGCACGTTTCGAACGATTCGAGATCGAACGGAGCCGCGCCCAGCTTTTCGAAGTTAACGCGTTCTGCATCCGTCAGGTCTTCGTCCATATCGAGGACGGGCGATAACGATACGGCTGCGTTCGTGGACTGGCCCGTTTTGCCGAGCTCGAACGCTACTTTACCGAGCTTCTTCGCATACTTCTCGATGACCGCTTTGATCTGCGTTTCTTGCTTCGGGCTCAGGTCGACTACGATATCCTTACCGGTCGCCAGGTCGAAGAAAGCACGCAGATAACGTTTCTTGCCGCGGAACAGGTACGCTTCGTCACGAATCGGTTTAACGTCTGCTTCACTTGCGCCGGTTTCTTCCGCTTTCTTTGCGTCGGTATAAAGCAGGTCAGCCGCGCGATCCCATACGCTCGGGTTCGATTCGATAAAGCCGCGTGCGTTACGTTCTGCCGGATTCTTCGGTACAAACGTGTTCACTTTCTTGTAGATTCCGTAACCGTAATATTCGGCTACGTCGTTCACCGACTTAACTCCGACTTTGTACGTAGTTCCGGACTTGAACGTTACGATCGGAGATTCTTGCGCGCCTCCATTATCGTTAGTTGCTTGCGCTGCTGCTTCGCCAACCTTCGTAAACATTGCCAATCGACAACAACTCCTCGTTTAATATTCGGACGCGATTCGTCTTTCTTACGTCCGCTATACGGTATTAACGAAAGTCCGGTGACACTCGGAATCTCCTAAGTTACGGCGGCGGCTGCCTGTTCCGCCCTCTGTCCGTTAACACCGTATAGCGGACGTATGAAAATACGTTGTATACGCAGTTTCACACGTTCCACACTTGCGCTTAAATGAATGCGCAGATACCTTTCGCCAGCGTCGACTTCTCACGTTTAACCTCAAATTCTTCGTTCGCAATCGCGGCCAACTCAACGTCGATACTCGCGAGATCTTCGTTCACCTTACGTATAACAGTGGTCGATTTGGTACATACTAGGCGTAGTTCCAATTCGGCGCGCTTAACGTTAAGCTCCGCTCTACGTATAGCCAACCGCTTTAACTCGCGGGCCTCCGTACGTTGTGCCACTTTAAGAGCACGCGCTAGGACTTTGCCGACGCCTTCGATAACGTGTTTAGCGGCGGTCTCTTGCGGGTATATCGTAATTACGGTGTTCTCCGTTAAATCAACGACGAACGCGGTACGTTTGTAAGCGAACAAGCGGCCCGGGTTACCGTCTTCACCGATCACACACGGATCGATTAACGAAGCTTTACGCAACATGTCCATTACGAACATTGGCGCAGCACTACGCTCAACGCCGAAGTGTTCAACAGCGCGGTCCAGAGCGTGAGGGACAACGAAGATTTTACCGGTGAAATGCGTGCCGGCCTTCGGGTCGATCGCGTTAGGTCTCATGCAAGACGCACCCCTTTCGAGAGATTACGCGGGATAAGAGAAGCTGCGTCCTCATCAAGCGGAAGGCAACCGTTATATTGCGAAGAAATTCTCAATAAGTGCGAAACGTTTGCGTCGGACTTGCGTACAATAGAGCGTGGGTTTACGTTAGTCATTCGTCTAACCTCCGTTAATTTTTTGTTAGAAATAGTGTGAACTATGTTGACAAGTACGTAATATCTAAGTTAATATTGAAACTGTAATTATAATCCATAAACACCGAACGGACAGACTTATAGCGGGACTTTTTCACTGCTTTTTTGATACAATGCCTAAGTATCAAATTCAGCAACCGTGAAGATTTACTAATTTATAAGTTTGAACCGTATATGCTATACTTAAACTGTCAGGGGCTATGCCAATGCCTTTTGACAGGTGGTTCTAAAACGGTTAATGAACTTACGGTGTGATTCAGAATTGCCTCCGTATCGTTTCGCCAAAAACGACGCGGTTTCTGAATCGTTGTACTCTCCGTTAGACCATGCGTTGAGGATCGCCAATTTGCGTGAATCGTCCTCCGCCAAGAGGGCGATTTTTTCATTTATGATTAAAGCGTCATCGATAACCGCCAAGTTATCGGGGACTTCGTAAGTTGTTTCGTTACCCTCGTCGTCTTTGCTCGCCAAAGCTTCGATCGACAAGTAATTTAATTTAATCCTGTATTTCGGTACTGCCAGGTACTTACTTCGGACTCCGCGCAGTTTGTGAAGAACAAAGTTGCGGAAGGAACGTCCAGCTGCGGGATTATACTTCCTCGCCGCGTTTAGTACCTTTCGATAACAAGCCTGTTCGAACGCCGATTCGTCACGTAAGAGATGCCACACCTCTTTTGACATTCGCTGGATGATCGGGATGAAGTAGAGGATTAAGGCTCTCTCTGATTCCAAACATCCTTGAGCGGCTTGTACCGCTGTTATATTCAGTTTTTCGGTGTTCATTTAGTTCCTCCTCTTGTTTTTTGCCTTATACTTTATATACCCCCCAGCTTCTCAGAAGTTGGGACACGTTCCTAGAAATAATTTCAAAGAACTTTTTCGGAGGGTTCGCGATGCCATTGAAGGCTCGTCGCTGCCTTATTCCGGAGCTACTTAAAGAACGCGGCTGGACACAACGATTATTAGCCGAAAAGTCCGGCGTGAACGAAAAGGTCATTTCTAAATACACGACCTTTGATCGAAAGCAGATGTCTCTTGCGATTGCCGTTCAACTAGCGGATGCGCTTGACGTCAGCCCTCGCGATCTTTACGAGTGGTCTCAGGAATGAGAGCCTCGACCGGCCAAAAATTCGTACAATCCGCCGAATTATATACCGTTCTTCTATTGTACATGCGTCCATAGTTCGCCATCAACCAAAATTAACCGTCATCGTTCGACATTTACGAGTGTTTATGTGTCGAAGCGACTGTCGAAGTCCCTCCGCGCAATGCCACTCGTTAACGTCCTTATATGTCCGCGGCACTAACGCAATCTCCACGTCCATCTTTCCGCCTAGTTCCGCTATGATCCGGTTCCGCCACGTACGGCCGGCCGCATCATTATCGCGCAGTAATACGACCTCCTCGATCGGCGACCGTAATAGCAAGTCCCGTTTCGCTGCGTTAAAAGCGGCGCCGCCCGTAGCGACTGCGTATATACCCGCGCTCATCAACGATAACGCATCGATCTCCGCCTCTACGATAAATGCACGTTTGATCCGCTGCTTATACGCCAGGTGAATGCCGTACAACATTTCGCGTATCGGCCGCGCACCTTTCGCGTACCAAAATGCCTTGCTGTCTACGCGCCTATACTTCACGTTTCCAATGCTGCCGTCCGGGTTCATCCACGGTAATGTAACCGCCTGCCTATCGCGGTCATAACCGATCTGTAATACGCGCTGTACTTCTTCCGTAATGCCGCGCTTCTCGAGATATGTATGTCTGAACCGGTAGTTATCGAGTATGGACGCGTCAATTCGTGTTACTTTCGGCTTGTCCAGCGTTAGCCGCGGTACTGTTAGCGTAATCTCATCCGGATCTTCCGGTTGCCCGCCGTATTTGATCCGCAGATACTCCGCTGCCTCTTCGTATGTCTCATCGCGTAAGAACGCCAGGAGTTGAACGAATCCGCCACGTTCGCCGGTACCACTATCGCCCCAACAACCGTAGCCTGGATCGTTTTCGTCGAGGATAACGTAGAAAGAAGGATGACGGTCGTAACGGAACGGACTAGCTGCGATCAGACGTGTCGTCGTCCACGCTGCGTTGACCCACGGGTACATCTCCAGTTCCTCGCGACACGCGACCGGATCTTTGAACATAATCTTGTTCACCGCCTGCTTTACGCATCATCATAATGCGCTTCATTGTAAGGTCATAAGCAGACTTGAGTTCGCGGTCAAGAAATACCTGTTCTTCTTCAGTTAGCATAGTGTTTTCTGGCGTTACTTTGTACTCTGACTGGTTTTCTTGAACGGTCGAGCCTCCGCTGCTTTTAAGTGCCCCAGTTATTACACTACCTATCGCGGCACCTATTGTGGCACTTACAGCTGGACCTAAGATGGGTAGTAACGCTGCGGTCGCTAGTCCTGCGCTAGCAATGACGCTGGCATTTTTCATCTTGTTGCGATTCGTTACTATTAGCTCCTCTCTTAAATCACGATCAACGTACCCAGCTAGAAACATCATTGTTTCCTTCTGTACATTAAGAGCATAAGCCAATTTATTGACAGTTTCCTCGGTAGGGGTTGCTAATCCTCGTTCGATTTTACTTAGTTGAGACGGACTGACTTCCGCCTTTTCGGCTAGCTCCCTTAAAGAGTAGCCTAATTCGGTTCGTTTTGCCTTCACCGATTCTCCAAAACTAGTAACTTCATCCATAGGATCACCTCCTGTATTTACCAATATACTAGATTTTATTTCCTCGGTCAACACACAATGTTTCTTATGACGAAACACCCTGATTAATCGTTTTCATCTAGTGGATCAATGGCTTCCACCTCCATGTATTCTTTGTAATACCACTTCCGCGCTTCAACTTTCTGCTTTTCGTCAAGTTCCAAATCCTCTAGTTCGTACATGAAATCGTATTCCGCTTTTTCCCACCCTGTCAAATTCAAAGCTGCCTCGGCATCATCAAGTGCCCCAACAATAAACTCCCTGGCAAGTACACTTTTCGGCTCCGAAAGTCTGTCGGCCATGAAAGTAAGTCTTTTGAAGTCATACTCACTTAATACGACGGTGAATCTACGTTCTTTACCCTTACTTCGCTTTGTGTTCTCCTCCATCTCCTTGATTTTCTTTTCAATAAAAGAGGTTACTTTGCTGCTATTGTTCAACTTGTCTTCACCTGCTTTCCTTATTTTGGACATGCTCAGAATAGCACAGCTAAAATATTATTGTAAAGTGTTTTTTGTAATACGCAAATATGCATTACGTAATATATAATTACGCAACTAATAATTACGCATTTATTATTCACGCATTCACCATTAGAAGTTCCCCGCAAACATTGCCGCTGCCGCCTCGTTATCCGGTTCGCGCACGATGCCCCAATTCGGTAAGTACACGATCTCGATCCGCGTATCCTCGCCACCACTGCGCCCTTTCCCGATCTCGATAACGCCGCGCCCTTCGTGAGCCAACGTATCTAATCCGATGAGTGCCGCGCCATCTTCGAGTAGCTGCTTCGTTTTCTTAACCTCTGCGCGCTTAGGCGGCTTCAACTCGCGGACACCATCGTCGCCCTTTTCGGAAGCATCTTCGTCAGCTTGCGTAATCGCAATCGTCAGCACTCCCAGCGAACCGGTCATGATCCGTAGCTTTCGCGAAGTCGCTGCCGCATCACCGCCCGCTGTCTTCGACGTGTTCGCTTCGTACTCGAGGTAATAGAACGGATCCACGATAACAACGTCAGCGCCGTGTTCCTTAATATCGGACTTCAACGCAGCCAAATTCCGTTCGGTAAAGCCCTCTTCGTCAGTTGCGCGGAGTATAATGCGGCCAGGAATCAACGTATTCAGCTCCGCGATGAACTTACGGAAGGCTTCCTCGTATTCCGGCGTAAGTTTGGCCGACTGCAGCGCGCGGTTATCGAAGCCGGCGTCGTAATCAATACCGCCGATGTTCGCGTTCGTGATCCCGTACCGTGCGCTAATTGACGAGAAAGCCCGCGCCATCCACTCGAACCAGCCCATCTCCAATGCGTAAATGAGGAGTGTAGCGCCTTGGAATGCGAACTCAATCGCTTCCTCTGCCGCGACGATCGATTTACCGCGGCCGGATCGTGCATAGATAACGTACATATTCGAAGAATAGTAACCTCCACCAAGCGCTGCGTTAAGTGACGGAAACTTCGACTTCCATATACGGTTGGACTGTCCGGATGCGCGCGCCTCGTACTCCGCTAAGAACCGTTCGCCACTATCTGCGATGTTCGCGTATTGGTTACGAACACTTGTTCCTATTGATAGTTTAATCCCCTCAAGGCGACCCGTCAACGTACTAAAAAATTCGTCAAGATTCGACGTTTTACCGACTGCATCGAACGCGTGGCTAATCTCTCCGGACGCGAAGTACTCTTGTACCTGGCGCTTGCCCCACTTTTCCTTCAGCTTACCGGTCAGATATTCGTACGTATCCGTTACCGCGGGAATGTACGTAAAGTCCGGAACGTTCGCAACAAGCGTTGCATACGACGGAGCTTGTCCGTTTTCTTCGATATATTTGCGTGTAAATTCGTATGCTTTGCGTTCCGTTTCCGTTAAAAAGTGTTCGCCTTTTACGCCAAATCGGTCGAACGCGGTAATATCGTTCGCATCGATTACCTTTGATATTAACGTTTCAGCTACGCTCAATATTGTGTCCTCCTCTGCAGTTAAATCTAATCTCTTTTGGGGAAATTTTCAAACCGCAAAAACGGCCATTTTCGACGATTTTGCTCTCTAGGGAGAAATTTTAAATTTTTCTCGCGATTACGCCGTCTTTCTCCGTTTTACTTGAATTCTTGATTACGAACTCTCTTTTCCACTCCTTTACATTAACATAAGTTCCCAGCTTTCACAACAAGAAATACTATATGTTGTGGTCTGGTGCTTGAATATTAATTTTCAACCACTATATATTGACGTCATGTCGTCTTGGGCACTATACGTTGTGTTTATCGCATTCCGCGTTTGCTCTCGCCTTTGAACGTCAGCTCTCCGCATAAATCGCGTACCCTATCTGCCAGGCGCCGATCGAATACCTGACCGAGCTCGGCTAACGGTATATTCGACGTATACACAGTCGGCAGTCCGCCAGCTACTCGCGCATTGATCACCGTATGAAGATCCGCTCGGAACGCTTCGGATGCATCACGTACTCCGATATCATCCGCGACCAGGAACGGTGCCACCATCGCCCGCCTTTGCGCATTGTAATAACGTGCAGCCGCCGGTTCTGCAATTTCGTCAGGAACGCGTGGGCGGTTAAATGCGTTATAATCCGTTTGCCACTCGTTCACATCGAGGAAGAAGGCCGGCCGCTCTAACGGTTGCAAACCGCGTTGTACACTTCCTATATAATGAACGGTCAGGTACGCGTTAAGTAACGCAGCGGCCGTCGTAGTCTTACCGGTGCCGGGTTCGCGCGAGTAAAGGTACAACGATTTAACCTGCGTTCGGCCTTCGCTATCCGGACCGAACTGGCGCGTAAAGGTTGCCGCGTACTGTTCCGCGAGTGCGTACACTTCCGGTTGGCCGGCGCGTGCGGGACTGTTCTCGAGCGTTATTAATCGGTACGCGTTCGGTACGTTTGCGGATCCACTGCGTCCGCCGGCGCCGTTCAATCCGTGGAGCGCGATATAGGACGAACATAGTCGCGTACAGGACTCCGTATCAGACTGCGTACATGGATCGCGTAGAAGACATCGTAATGAGTGTGTCAGTGCGTTCAACCTCCTCGAACGATTTCACTATAACTAATATGAGGGTTCCGCTCAACGGAACTTGTGGAATTTTTTTTTATCCGCGCTTCTCATCCGCTACCCGTAGATAATTCCGCTGCCACATTTGCGCAAGCCGTTCGTTCCCTCGCGCCATGTCCGCCAAGTCCAGCAGCATAATGTGCGGAGCTCCCACGTAATCAATAACGCGTTTCTTCATATTTCCCATCCGTCGCCCACCTCCTTCTTCAATCGTTCGCGATACGCGATTAACCGTTTCGTACGCAGCGGCCGCGCTTTGCCTATAGCGAGTTGACGCGCTGTGTGTTCGTTAAGCTTCCGGTAATAGTACGCCAAGCGGTGAGCCAGCGGTTTCCGGCGTTTCATGTTAAACGTGAGGCCCGCGTAGCTAACGCGATCAGCCTGTCCGCTTGTTGGCGCGAGTAACCGCATAGTGCGATGAACTCTCCGAAGCCGCCGATCGATTCCGCTAAGCCGGTCCGTTTGACGTGCGCTAAATGGCGGCCGATTTCGAGTGACTGCGCTAGTGTTTGTACTCCGTTCATATTCCGTCAACTCCTTCGTAATGTAATTCAGTATTCACGAATGTTCATCCCCAAATTAGCCATCCGACAATTACACCAATTATTACACCGATTCCAACAAGCCCCGAAATGAAGGCGTAGGCGGTTGCGTTATCGAAAAAATTACCCACTTATAATCACCTCATGTCCTTCTGTATTCATTGTGATTCATACTAAGCGCCTGAAACGTTCAGCTTCTACAAGCGCGTCAAGCACCATTTCCAGCCAATCAACGGTACAGGAAATCGCTTCGCCATCTTGTGATTTCGCGCAATTAATAGCGTTTTTTACTTCGTCGATAACTTCTTTCATGCCATGTACACCGCCTATTCATTTTGTCACTTCGTTACTTTCTCGTTAACTTTACGTTACCAAAACGCGAATAACCTCGCGCTAGGTTCCGGACCAGGGCGGTCCATCATCGTAAAGGTACGCAGGAGATGCGTTAGCCTTTCGATTACTTTGCGGAGGTTTTGATGCGTGGTCGGACGGTGAGGGTGTCCGTTTATATTGCGTGGTTTTGGTCGGGCGACCGTTGCGTGGTGTGCGTTGCGAAGCGTCGTGTAATCCGTTGGTAAAACGTGGCATGTGTGTTATAATGGGGCGTATATTATTCCATACTTGTATGACGCGTATTTTTATGACGTGTCTTTAATATACACGTACTGGTAATACGTGTCAATACGAATTAGGAGGTTTTTTCTATATATGGCTACGCTTGGCTCCCGTCTTAAAGAACTCCGCGAAAAAGCCGGCATCACACAACGCGAACTCTCCGAATTTATGGCGTATAAGACTACGCGATCCATCCAACGTATCGAAGCCGATGAGTCTACGATCGACCATACGCAGCTTATTAAGCTCGCGGACTATTTCAACGTATCCGCCGATTACCTACTGGGTCGTAGCGATAAGGAACGTTAAGTCTCCGCAAACTTCTGCGTTCCTATATAGTTATGGCGCAATCCTACGAAATCCCACGCTGTACGAAAATTTCTACTCCGCCACGTTTTCCTCCTTATATAGTTATGGCGTAACCGCGCGAAATCACACGTGTCTGAAACGTTAACGGTTTATTGCGCGTTCCAACCAATCCTGAGTACGGTCGCTTACCACGCTTAGGGCTTACGGTGTATCCGCGCTCCTTCAATAAAAGGATCGTCTGCTCTGCGTTTACAACCACGCTGACACCTCGCTATAATCCGTACTCTCCGCCCGCGTCTCCGCTGCCCGCCGTTCTTCCTCCGCTTTCTTCGCTACTAATCCCGGTATGATCCCGTTAATCCTATACGCGATACAGAAGCCCGCGGTTAAAATCGGGTATTCGCGCGTTGGCCGGTACGTACGGAAGCACTCATCGAACGCCTGGCGTAAGAGCTCCGCACCATGTTCCGCGATCGCACGCTTTAACGCGCCTTGCTCAAAGGCCCAATTGCGTAGCGGCAAATACGGCGAGGATCCGTAGCACTCCGCGTTCATATCGGCGAAGTAGGCGTGGAACGTTCGGACATTCCATTCGGTGACCGGTAAGTTACGCCAATCGGACCGGTTAATCTTCGGTTTTGGTTCTGCTTTCTTTCTTGGCATTATCTTACACCTCCATGCTAAAAATCTTCAACTGAGAATGGACGAGCATAAGCGAGTATTAGTGAGAAAAGGTCGCAGATCGCGGCTTCAAAACATCACTAATTTGGACAAATTTACACTTTGCGAATTTCTTCCTCCTCCTTCGCTTTCAATTCGTTATACAACGCCATAAAACGGTCCTTAAACGATTGCGGCACGTTATCCAGCGTACCAAACGACGCCAGCCACATCGTTTTAAACTGGCGGTGGTACATCGTTACCGCTCCGGATGACCAAGCGTGTTCTAACCGGCGTTCAGTCCACGCGATAATTGACGCGGCCTCACGTTCGTCGTCTTCGTATTTACGTACCACTACGCAACGCCTCCGCTTCGTCTAAAGCTTCTTTTGCTATCCGCGCCATTTGAGAACGCGGCATCATCGGGTGTTTACGATCGTCCATCTGTTCGAGCGCTTTACGAAGTAACGCCAGTTCTTCGTAATATACATCGCGCTTTTTTATTTCAGGAAGAACAGCGGCAACGTATGCGTTATACTTATGGTGAGTCTGTGCAAGTTCGGTCTTCAGGCGTTCAATCTCCGCCAGTGCTGCCGGCCAGCCTTCGCGTGCTTCCGCAATGAAATTGGCGTCCTGGATTGTTGTATCCGATGCTACTCGGTAATGACCGATAGAAGACGTTGCCCGTACGGCCGTAATTACAGCACGCCAAGGCCCTTCAGTCGCCGCGTCACAAATACGTTTATCTTCGTCAAAGTTACGCAATTAAACGTCACTTCCCTCCCGTAAATAAGCCACGCAAGCCCTCGCGCCTATATCCCCGTACGCGTCCACCTTCCCGCGGTAATAATGTACCGCCAGGAATCCGCCATCCTTCGTCTCGAACTCCGCCGCCTTCGTTTCCGCATACGTCTGCAGTTTCGTCATATTCGTACGAAGTCGCTTAACCTCCGCGGTCAGCTCCGTGATCCGCGCGGTATAATACGCTTCCGACTGCTGCATAATCTCCGTCATCCGCTGCGTATATGGATCGTTCATATCGCGCCTCCTATTCCGAAGCGACTGGCGCAGTGGTATCCGTAAGTTGCGGGAACATTGCGACCGATATAGCGTTATTAAGTCGCGCAGTCTCTTGCGTATAGCCCGCCAATAAGTCCGCAATTGTACGCGCCTCCGTTGCGTTATTTACGTCACGTACGATCGCGCTCCGTACAGCCGCGGCTAGACCGTCCGGTGTAAGCGGATAGTAACCGGCAACGCGCCATTCTTCGCGTACATTAGCGTCTTTATCAGGCGTATACCACGGCGAGCGCGTTGGGTCTACGAGGTGCTTGCGCTGTAACGTGAACTGCGTATCGTCCGCAGCGAGAGCGTAATTCGCGGTTATCATAACGTTCATAAGTACACTCCTCCTCCGTTTGTGTAAAATAGTGCAAACGATTTGGCGCGCGGTCACTGCCGGATGAAAATTACGTGTTGACATACGTGGCGCGCTCCGTTATTTTAAAGTCTTTTTCTTTAAAGATTTAAGTACTTAAGATCTTTACTCACTTAATAAATCATTACATTCTTTATTAAGTTCGTACCGCAACGGGACAAAAACCGTCCGTTACGGATGTAATAAACATATAAGGAACCGCGTGGACCTTAAAATATAAAAGAATAACACCGTACAACTCGCCGCGCCGGCCGCGCACGTTTACCGCTCACCTCCCGTATAGGATCATCCACGTATTTTCCACACGTTTTAGCCGCGCTAGGCTGCCTGAGGTATATTCGGAACCCCTGCGATGCTGGACGCGGTAATTACAGTGGAAATTGCGGGGACGTTTTTTGTCCCACTATAACGTACTGCTGGCGTGATGTATCCGTCACTAACCATTATGACCGCCAACAATCGTGTCGTGTATGTCCGACTTTCGAAAATAAATTAGTATACAAATAGTGCAAATACCTACGTTGTACTCGGGATTAACTCGCGTTCATCTTCGTTCCCTCCTTATACAGCGATAACGCTCGCCGCCCTAATCTCGCACACTTTCCGTGAAATAATTTTCCGCTTATACCGTACATACCCCCCATATCCTCGCGTATTGGGACACGAAAATAAAAAAAAAAACGGACACCCAACGGAGATTAATCCGTTAAGTGTCCGCTATTGATGCGTTATATTAGCCGACTCTGCGTTTAAACGTCGCGAAGAGTTCATCGGAGGAACCTACGCCAGCGCCCGCAGTATACATCGCTACGAGCTCCCATCCTTCCGCGCCCAACCGGTTGAGTTCTTCGTCCGGATTAAACTTCGCTTTAAATACGCCCTTCCGCGCAAAACTAATCGTTTGATACTCGAATCTGTCCGCCAT